TTGGCGCACCGCTTATTGTGGTTCCATTCAGCCCCAGCTGCCGGGTGTCTCCATTCAGCGGCAGCCATAATTGCAAAGCCAAATCGCGCCACCTCCTTAACTAAACGTAAAATTCACACACTTGTTTGTTGCATCGTATCGCAGTGTACATCCATCGCCAATCATAACCTCATTGGCACTCATGCGTCCGGCAACACCAACACCGCCACTTACCTTCACAGCACCAGTGCTTTTATTCGTAGACGCAGTTGTATTTGTAAACGCAGTCACACCCGTCACAGTTCCACCCGCAGTAGGAAGGTATGGATGACTGTGCGTATCAGCTTTGGTTTTCAGCTTCGCGTCAATCTCGCTCTCTGTATAGTACCGATCATCATGTGTATGGCTTGATGCGGCATAGCTACCCTTTGGCTGATAAGTAGCGTCACCCTTGCCCTTGATGTAACTCCACAGGGTAGAGAATTTCACACGTCCAAAAGTATTGCCGCCTCTCGTATCTTGTCGTACAAAGTAAGTGTTATCTGTAGGAATTGAAGTCCATGTAGTTGTAAGCGTTGCCAACAGACTATTTGCCCCAGCCTCAGACTTGTCTACTTTTCCGCTAATATCTTGATGTGCGGTAAGATACTGACTGTGCGTATGATTTGCGGCCGCTTTCCCATCAACCAGGGCTTTCAGCGCCTTGCCCTGCGCTGCGCTCAAACTGTCAGTCGTACTGTCGCTGGTCAAATTGTTTTGGATGCCGCGCCAAGTGTCGGTATCTGTCAGCTTGTCCTGCACCCATCCGCTCCAGGTCCCGTTTGCACAATGGCGGCGGTAAGCGGCACTGTCGCTGTAAACAATCTGGGTATAATAATTTCCACTTGCCTGGTGAATCACAATCAAGCCAAAATTGTCTACGTTACTTGGTTTATTTGTCACGTTGTTGCCGCCGCCAGAACTGTAAAATCCTGGCGTCACCACATCGTTTAAGTTCTCGTTTGTCAACACAATCATGGCGGCTTTGCTCTCATTCAGGATCTTACCCTGGTTTGCCGCAAGGCTCTGGTCGGTCGCGCTGTTGGTCAAGCTATTCACAACCGGCCGCCATGTGTTTGTGTCCTGTTTGGGTGGGGTGTATCCCAGTGCATTCGTTACATTGGCCGCCGTCACACTAAGCACGCCGCTGTTGTTTGTAATGTTCGCTCCGGTTTTCACGCCGCCCAACACATTGCTGGTCGCCGTGGGCAGGCTGTATTTGTTCGCCCCCTCGGCAATCCCATCCAATTTTTTCTTATCGGCTGCGCTCATAAAGCCAGCCGCGCTCTGTGTAGCTCCCCCGTGCCCGTGGCTAATGGGCGCAAAAATGGTTTTCAGCTTGCCAAAAAAGTAGCTCAACCCCGCGTTACTCAAATATCCCACTTTACCACACCTCCTCTTGGTTTAGTTTTTAAGATGCCAAAATGGTATCAATTTCAGTGTTCTGGATCGCATCAATGGTAAACACCTGACCCAGTCCATCCCACTTCTCGCCATTCCAGGCATAGTTCATGCCATTGCCAACGTCGTATACATCACCAATGGTCTGGCCGCTGGTCGGCAGCTTGTCATAGCTTGCCACACTGCCTTTGTAACGGTACATAGCGGTAATGTCGCTCTTCAGGGCATAGGTGCTTGCCGCGCCAAAAGCATCCAGTTTCTTCTTGTCGGCAGTGCTCATCAGGCCATGGGCGCCCTGGGTGGCATCATTGTAGGTGGTGTTGGTGCTGGGGATACCCAATGCCGTAATATCGCCCTTGGCAACCGCAGTCACAGCGCTTACATGTCCGGTCGCATCCACAGTAATTTTGTACAGGCCACTGTCATGTGCGGTATAGCTGGGGTGTACATACTTGTTGGCACCGGCAGCAATGCCGTCCAGTTTTGTTTTGTCAGCGGCGGTCATCAAACCGTGTGCGCTCTGGGTTGCATCGTTGTAAGTGGTATTGGTCGGGGTTGCCCAGGTGCCATCACCGCGCAGATACAATCCCTGCTGCCCTTTGGCAGGTGCGCTCACCAGGCCGGAACTACCAGCCGTATCAGCGGTCGCACCCTTAAAGTTGGTATAGGTGGTGTCTTTGTCAGCAACCCACTTGGCCGTACCATCGGCACTCCAGCCCAGGATCATGCCGTCAGAACCACCTACCGGGATGTGCTTGTTGCCGCTTGTAGCTGGATGTACATATTTGTTTGCACCGTCCGCAACACCGTCCAGCTTCTTCTTATCAGCGGCACTCATCAGGCCGGCGCTCGTGGTGCTTGCAGCTCCATAGGTGGTGTTCGGAGGGGTCGTCCAAGCACCGGTCGAATCCAGCCAGCGCTGCGCACCCTTCGTCGGGCTGGGCACCAATCCGCTCTTGCCATCCGCATCAACCGTTGCGCCGCTCATCACGCTGTAGGTGGTATCCTTTTCGTTTACCCACTTAGCGGTGCCGTCCGCGCTCCAACCCAAAATCTGGTTGGCACTGCCGCCTGCAGGGATATGTTTATTCCCGCTGGTTGTCGGGTGGATGTAATTCATCAGGCCGGCCAGTTTGGTCTTTTCTGCCGTGGTGTAATCATTGGTCGAAAGCCCCTTGCCATCAACCTTGTCTACCTTGCCCGCCAGCAAAGCTTTAATCTTCTGACAAAAATAAAGCAGACCGTCATAACTCAAAAATTTCATATTATCCCCTCCTATTCGTCTTTGAATAAATTATCAATTTGGCTGTTGGTAATCTCGTCAATCACAGCTTCCGGGCTTGGGGTGTTGATAATCAGTCTCCCATCTGCATCCGCCGTCACGCTCGTAATGCCGGTGCCGCGCACCTTTACCGTACCTTTTGCCACATCACCATGTTTCAGCTCCAAATTGACTTCTGTGGCATCAGCCTTGCTGGCCCCAATTGTAAAATCAGTATCATTCAGCATTACCCAACCAGAGTTATAAATATATAAATCTCCGGGCGGCAGGTAATAAATCTTCCCGGCCAGCGGGGCCAATGGCAGCTCACTCACTCGTTCCAGATCGCTTCCAATCCGAACTCGCCCGCCGGCTGTGTCCCGGTAAGTGTTTCCCGTATCCAAGCAGCATACCAGCTGTCCATCCACAATAGGAGTTTTATCCAGCTGCGACTGTTGGATCTCGCATAAAGAAAGTTTTGACATCGTAAAACTCCTTTTTGTAACAATAAAAAAACCGCCTACCTGCGTACAGATAAGCGGTTTCGATTCAGTATTTAATTTGACAAATTTTGCATTGACAGTATAATAATAGCAGAACTAAGGCACCAACGTTTATTCCTTTTTGCCATATCTTCCTCATAGACGTAATAGGCGGTCAAACCTCCCATCTGCCGCAAGGCATTGTGGAGCGCCCTTACTTTGCCTTCCGGTAAATTTATTTTTGCCAGGAGGTGATGCTTATGCCGGATCTATCCTTTGTTGATACCATCGTCATTATTGGCGTTGTGTTCACTGGGGTACAAACTGTCGTAGCAGTTATCACGTTTTTTCGTGGTAATAAAAAGTAAAACCGCCCTGTCGCCCACAGAACGGTTTTTGCTATGATGGTTTAACTGTCATACATAAACTATAAACTGAGGTAGACCGTCTATGTCGGTGCCTTAGTTCTACTATTATTATATATTCAACATCGTTGTTTGTCAATACAATATAAAACCTTCGCTGCACAGTGCATGTTCTCCTTATTTCGCAAAACACTGGCTCCACAGCGAAGGCTATTTTTTATGTCAATTTGAAATAACTAACCGCTTGGCCGTCTCAGCCAATGGTCTTCCAGGTAATAGCGCCCTCAACAACCTTCACACGGGTATCCATGGCAGTGTTCAGGCCGTCAGCATACTCCTTGGCGGCATCACGGGCAGCATCAGCCTTGGTGGTTGCGTCAGCAGCGGCAGCAGCAATGGCCTCGCTCTTGGCGGCAGCCAGCTGTTCAGTGCCCACCTTGGCATCCCAGGCGGCCTTCTGTTCCTTGGTCACATGGATGTCGGCATTCGCAGTGTGTGTATCCAGGGCGGTCTGCACAGCCTTGATCTTTTTGTCAGCTTCAGCCTTGGTATAAGCATCGGGCACAGCAACATACAGGCCGTCTTCCTCCAGGGTAATGGAGTTGTCAGCCTTGGCGCTCACCTTCACCTTCACGCTGATCTTATTGTCGGTAGAAACAGTAACCTCAGCGGTGGAAGTTGCCAGACCGGTGTAAACATCAATCAGGCTGCCAACCGGGATTTTGATCACATCGCCGCTGGTAATGGTCAGCTCAATGTTTTTGTCCTTGGCATTATAAGTACCGCTGGTCACAACCAGATCCTTGCCAAGCGCAATGGTCAGTTCGTCGCCGCCAAATACCGGCAGCTTGATGGTGCGGGTGCTTGCGTCATAAGTCGGTGCATGCACAACGCCAGTCAGGGTGGTAGTAACGGGGTCGCCGCCCTTGGCAACACTCAGCACGCCCTCATTGTAGGTAACATCGGTAACAAACACACCCTTGCCGCCAACAACGCCCGCAATTTTGGCATCAACGTAATCGGCAACAGCCTTGGTGGTCGGCACATTGTCATCGCTGGCGCTGGCAGCCGGGATCTCAGTTACGGTGGCCTTGTTCAGCTGGATATAGCTGGTGCCATTGAACACATGCAGGGTAAAGTCGCTGGTGCGCACATAAACAACGCCCTGCACCTGGCCGGAAGCAGGCAGGGTGCTCACCAGCTTGCAGCTCTTGGTGTATTCAACTGCGCCCTTAAAAATCTGCAAAGTGTCAGTCAAAAAATACAGGGTGTCGTTGTCCTTTACCTGCAGGGCTTCAAAGTTAGCTTTGGTGCCATAATTAAATTTTACTTCTGCCATAATTATCTCTCCTTGAATTTCATGTTGTTTTTGTCGGTTAAAATTCCTGCCAAACAAATCCAGTGCTTGCAGTGCTGAACGGCTCAACAGCAAACTTCCCGGTGTCCAACAGCTGTACAATCCACGGCTCGTACTTGCCCTCGGTGTTTTTAATCATTACGGTCTGCCCGGCATAAGTGTCGCTGCTGTTGTTCAGCTGCTCATTGGCTTGCCCGTTGCTGTCAAAAACACGGGTACGGGGGCGGATCGCCTGTTTGCTCTTATCGTCACGGATGTAATAAAACTCCGATGTATCCTTGGTAATAACCAGGTCCTTCTCGTCAATAATTCCATTCGTAATTGCTGTATCCAGATTTTCCGCGTTACCATAGCCCAACTTGCTTGTGGTTGCCATTCTCCCAACTCCTTTCTCCATTTGTCGCTATATAGAAAAAACGCAGGCGGCCAAGCCTTAAAACTCAACCACCCGCATATTTCCATCAGTTGTACTATCACCGCCGCCGGTACCGCCGCTGCTCTTGATCTCTACCGCATTGCCAATCGGGCTTCCGTTGGCGGTCAGCTGCAGCATGTCATTCTTGTAGCTCAGGTTGTCGGCCTTGCTGTTCATCATGGTGTTGTTTTTATCAATCATGGCCTTCAGCATGGCCTGCATCGCAATAATCCGCTGGTCCAAAGCATTCAGTGCTTCGTCCGGGATCGTGGCCGCCCAGTCGTAAACATCAACAATTTTAATTTCGCCCGGTCCAACCTTGCGGATGTACTGGGTGGTCCTTCCTTCAGCATCCATCTCAATGTTGCCAAAGGTCAGCTGGAACTCAATCACACCGGCCTCACTGGTCAGCGCTGTGTCAAACGGCAGCTTGTATTCCAGCTTGTTTTTATACAGCTCGTCACTCAGCGTCAAAAACTCGGTGCGGTATTTCTTGCTCACCGGCAACCGGTATTCCAGCATCACCACATAGTCGCGCATGTCTTTGCCCTTGTATTCCGGGTCAGCCAAAAAATGCAGGGTGTCTACCAGCTTGCTCTGCTGCATCACGCGCTCCACCACACTGGCGGTCAGGGTATTGTCCTCGTTAATCAGGATCGTGTACATTGCTCGTCTCCTTTCCGCCCACAATGTAGTCAAACTCATTGCGGCTGATTTTGCCTTTGTGCCACAGCGCATTTAGGGTCGCTTCTTTTAATCGGCGATCCAAATACAACCGCCGCAAACTCTCCACAAAGTCACTCATAGTACACCTCCTTCAATCAGGCTCAGGGTATAAGCATCAATAATAGCCTCAGGGGTTTTGGCCCCCAAGGCTTTCAGCTTGTCATATTCGTAAACACTGATCTCTTCCAGCTGCACGGTATCGTATCCTGCCGCCGGAATGTTATAGTATCCGTCCACATGCCATATGTAGCGCCCATCACTGCTCACAATTCCTTCGGCATCGTCTGCCGTGCAGTTCACCATAATCCCGTGTTTCGCCTGGTATTTCACAAAACTCAGGTGGTCAAGGGTATCAATCACCTGGCCGTTATATATCACCTTGTAATACATTTCGTCCCTCAACCTCCTTTACACGCTGAACATCACGCGCACGCCATGCTGCTCATTCGGGGTAACATAGCTGTAAATCTGGCCGTCTGCCGCAACCTGCAAAAAGTAATCTGCATACTGAACATTCGGGCTGCGTGTCCAATAAGTGGTGGCCGCGCCATCATCGTCATAGCAGATTCGGCTCTGATTATCTGTCATGTAACTGATCGTTGTACCTTCATAAATATACGGCTCACTGTTCATGCTGGGGTTCAGCTCATATGCAGCCGGTATAAAGAAGTAACAATCCGCCGTCACAATTTCCTTGGATGTTCCGCCCGCACTGGATGTCACTTTTACCTGCTGGATCAACTGCTGCCAACCTATCGGCAAAGCATTCGGCAACCGCTTATCAAGGTAGGTACGCAGCGTTGTTGCGGGCCAGCCACCATTGTTGTAAGAGGCGTTGGTAATCGGCATCTTGCGTGCTAGTGTATTTTTCGCCAAAAACGTCATTGCGCAGCGCTTGTTTGTGTTATCGCTTAAATAAAACTGCTTAAATCCGCACATCTCATATTCGCGGGTTTCATGCGGCCATGCAGCCAGCTTCCGGCAGGCATTGTCGCCCAGGTCTGCATACCAAACTTTCGCCCAGTACACATCCCCCTTGGCAAACCGTTCATATTCCCCGTCATCGGCCTTGGCGCAACCAAACACCAGCGTTGCATTGGTCTGTGTAATTCGTCCACGGTTAATCTCGGTGTAAACAATGTCGTCACCGTAAATGTTAGCCGTATACACATGCAGGTTATTTTCGCCCTTCTTGTGGCGCATTACCACCATGTCACGAGTTCCAACTGTGGCAGCTGTTGCACTTTCGGTGCCCCAACTGATCTTGGCTCCATTATTGTTCCAAATGCGGATGCCGTTCATGCCGTTGGTTTCAAAACACTGCATCAGCACAGCATTGGCCGTATCAGTTGTGGTCATCCGGTAATCCACCGCCAGCACCCAGTCCCGGTCTTCCTTCAACAGCTGTACACCGGTGTCCACATAATTGGTGCCATCAAAGGTCTTTTTCTCGTTAATCAAAACCTTCTCTTCAATGTCAGAGTAGCTAAAGTCATTGCCCATCGTAATGGTCACAGCGTCCTTGGGGCTAACTACCTTATTCTCCACACCAACCTTTTTCATTGCGTAAATCTCAACCGGGCGCAAACCGCCAATCTCTTTGCCGTCAAAATAGCCAGAGGTATATTCGCAGCTGTCATATACCGCATTGATGTCCTTGTCTCCGTTCACATATCCGCCCTTGTCCCAATGGTCAAACAGGTAGAACTTATAGGCACCTTCCTCCGCCGTGTAGGTCGGGGTATCACCTTCGTACAACACCATGCTGCCATAAGGAGCAACTGTTTTCTGCTTCTCCGCACCATTGTTCAGGTAGCGCACGGTATACTTCCGCACACTCTCGGTATATTTGGCCGTTACGGTCTGGTTGGTAAATACTGTAACAAACTTTGTGTCCCATCCAGCATAGGTAAAGTCAGTGCTCACCGTGCTCTTCTTGGTCGGCTTCGGGATCGGCTTCTCCGCACGGGTCACAGGGTCAACAGCCTTACCACCCTTGTCAATGTACTGCACGTCCAAAACTGTGTGCTCGTCATCATCATTCACAAAGGTCCAGGTAAACTGTTCCACCAGCGTGTTGTAACTGATCTTCAAATCCGGCCACTGTGCATTAAACTCTGCCAGCTTCTTTTCACGCATAATGGGCACATGTACCTTGCCCTCCAGTACAGAGTGCTCGGTATTATAGCCGTTCTCATCCAGGCCGGTCATCGTGTACAGCCTGTCAAGCAGCGCTGTATCCTCGCATTCCCAATCAAGGCCAGTCAGGCGCACGCGGTTCAACCCTGTGCATTTTTCCAACATAGCTTTCAAGTCAATGGTCGGGCAGCTTTCCACAACCAGTGTGGTCAGGTTCTCATAGCCGTCAATCTTCAAATTGGTCAGGTGGTTCAGGTTCTGTGCCGTCAGGCTTGCAATCGCAGGCAGTTCAGCCTTTTCAATCTTGCCGCCCTTGGCAAACGCCACACCGGTAATACCGCTGCCGCCGGCATAAAAATCGGTCAGGTTTACACATCCCGCCAAGCTGATGGATTTCTTCAGGTTTGGCACATTCTGCAAATTCAAGTGTTCCAGCAGCGTATTGTTGCCAACCGCAAAGTCGGTCAGGTTTGTGTTGCGGTAGCCTTCGGTGCTGTTGCCAACCTGCAAGTCGGTCAATTTCACACCATGGCTAAAATCAACATACCCAGGGTAAAACCCACTAATGTCGCCAATGCTCTGTATCAGGCTGGCATTGTAAACATAAACCTCGGTATCGTTCATGGCTGCAATCGGGCACTCAATCGTGTAGGTCTTGCCGCGCTTGCCGCGCATTTTTACCGGGTTGGAGCCATACAAAACACTCACATAGGTATCTGCATACGGGCGGATATGAAACGTACCGTCCGGCTGCACACCTGTCCAGTTGGTCGGGGTATAGCCGCGGATCGTCATATCATCAGCCGTGCAGGTCGTACCGCTGTACTTGCTCGCAATATACTTTTCCTGGTACTTCTGGTACTGACGGCGCTGGTGGCGCTTGTTGCCGTGCATCATCGGCAGGTAATTGGTCGTCCCATTGTCTTCATAGGTGCGGAAATATTTGCGCCGCATGTCCATGATCCAAAGCTTTTCGGGCTTCACATCCTGGTACGCCTCAATCTTGCGCAAAATACGGTTTGCACTCCAGGCCAAAGCGCTCTCACGGTTCAGGTACATCTTCTGCAAGTCGTCCGCAAAAAGATCTCGTACCTTGCACCACAGTTTGCTGTCTGCCGCGTTAAACACACTCTTGGTGCCAATGGTATCGGTGTCCTCATAGCCGTAAGTCAGTGTCAATCCGCCCTCATTGTCGTTGCCCTGGCAGGTATCGTTATCATAATCCATGCAAAAATCCCAATGGATCAGATCTTCTGTGTGGGGGAACACATTCTTGGCGCGGTTATCCACCATTGTGTGGCGCTCAGTGAACAGATAATAGAACAGCACACTGTCCTTGATAAAGTGGTCCTCAAAGTGGGCCTTAAACTCTTCGTCATCTGCATTTACTACCCAGGTCAGCAAGCTCTGCCAGGCATTCTTTGCCGCCTGTGTTTCTTCCTCGGTACACTTTTTGCTAATATAGCGGAACTCAAAGCTGTGGTCGCCGTCCCAGGTTTCCTGGCTCAAATCATCACTCAAAAAGCGGGTCTGGGCATCGGTATTGTTGTCAATCTCAACAATAACTTCCTTGTGGTTTTCGGGGTCCATGCCCTGGGTGTCATTGTTCTTCTTGCTGTTGCCAATATCACCGCAGGCGTAAAAATGCCACTGGCCATCCTTAAACACCGTTGCGTTCTCCACGTCCGTCTCCTGGATAAACACCACGCACGGGTAAAACGCCATCGTGTCGCGCACCTTCGGGTTCTCTTTCTTTGCCTTACGGGTATACGGGTTAAACGTGTTGTAATCATCTGCAATGCAGGCGTTATTTGCGTTTTCAGAGCTTGCAATGTTTACCTTGATATTAAAATATTTCTCCGGGATACTGTTCTCGGTCAATGTATAGGTGCTGCCGGTGTTATCGTCGCCAAACGTAAATCCGCCGGAACAGTTAATATCAATGTTTCGGCCGCTCTCGCCATACGCATTGGAGCTGGTGCCCTGGCCTTTATGGCTGCCGGTCGCGGTCCAGTTATCCTCCACAGCGCGTCCGTTCTTGTAAATCTGCTGGATGGTGGTATTAAAAACCTCATTCTTTTTGCCGGTCGTAAAGGTCGGAGCACTGATCTTGATAATGCGCAGGTCCGGGCACTTCTCGGCCAAAAGGTCAGCATCCAGTTCGCCGCTCACGTTGGTAATATCGTTGCGGTTATAGCGTTCAATCATCAGCTCGGCGTTCTTGGCATCCGCAATAAAGTTGTCCAGGATCTCATCGTCCGACAGCTCCATGCCGTAGGTTTTCATGCGGTATACCTGTACATCACAGTCCGCAGAGCCAATCGTAATGCCAACCGGACTTGCTTGTGTAAAGTTGTCGCTTGCATCGTACAGTTCCACCTTGCAGGGGATACCGTCGCACCATAGCACCATCTCTTTATACTTGCTGTCCGGCAAAATATTGAACTCAAACTCCAAAAAGTCATCTTCGCAAATCGGCAGCTCAATGCGGTTCTGCTGGCTGGTCAGGGTAATTTTCTGTGCCTGTACCGTCAAACCAACGTTGCCATTTGCGCAGGTTAGTGCCGTAGCATCGTAGTCTCGCACATTGGTGGTCTTAAACACCAGCTTAAAGTTCTTACCCTTCTTTTTGGCATCGTCCGCAAACAGCTTATAATCCAGCGTGGCGGTAGTTCCGGCTTTCACGCAAAAGTAAGTATCGCCGTCCTCGTCAATCTGGTAGCCGCCATTGCTCCAGTCAAAGTTATCGCTTACCGTCATCGCGGTATTACCATCGGTCCACAGGCGGTTTTCGTCCGCATTGGTTCGGCCAGCCGGGTTAAAGTCAAACATCAGGTTGGTTTTCACCGGCTCAATGTTAATACCCAGCTCGGTAATTTTTACATTGATGGTCTTTACCGTCTCGCCGCAGGTAATGGTCAGCACATGGCTGCCAATCTCACTGCTCTTGTACGTCCAGGTCTGTTTGGTTCGTCCTACTGTCAGCTTGCTGGCAACAATGCCGTCCACAGCCAGGGTCACATTGGTGTTGCTGCTGGCCGGGTCATACACGGTATAGCTGATCGCAACATTGCTGTACTGCTTGGCACTGTAATCCAGCACGGCGCAACTAATAATCGGGGTATTATTGCCCTCTTCCACCCACATAATATCGTGGCGCAGGGTGTTGCTTGTTACCTGTTTGCCATTGATCTCCGCCGTCATGCTCACTTCCAGCAGGTGGCTGCCGTGCTTCTGGGCTGACAAATTGTAGGTCATCTGGCGGCCTGTCACTGCAGTGCTTGTTCCGCCAATCGCCTTGCCATCCAACTTAAAGCTGATGTTTTTGGCAATATTGCCATACGGAGTAAACCGGTAAGTTACTTCGCCGGAATAAAAAAGAGAGTCATCAAAAATGCTCTCCAAATAAAACTCAACAACATTAACCGACCAGTTCTTGCTGCCCACACTGCCCATGCTGTCCGTAACCTGCAGCCGCACGGTGTTGTCACCGCTGTGCAAGTATTGCGTCACATCAAAGGTGTTCTTGCCCTGGATGATGGTCGTGGTTGCCACCTTGGTGTTGCCCACATACCAGTTGCCAGTCGCATTACCGGTGTCATCGCCAGCATTGTCCACACTCGTAAACTTAAAGCCGATCAATGCACTGTCGCCCTGAACTACCGTCAGGCTGCTGTCACCAATTCGTTCAATGGTAATGGTGCTGGTTGCCTCACCGCCGCCACCGCCACCACCTTTAATGGTAACAACAGTCTTGGTTGTGCCGTCTTCCAACAGGCTCAAATGACCGTCATCACTGGTGTAAGTAATGTCGTACTCATGGCCGTTGCTGGGCTTAATATCTTTGATCTTTTCCTGGATTTCTGCAATGTCGCTGTTGGCCGTATCCACACTGCCCTGCAAAGCTGTCACGGTATTCTTGGTCACAGTCAAATCATTGGTAAATCCATCCAGAGCAGTTTTGTCCGCCTTATCAGCCAGCAGTTTGTTGGTTGCTTCCTTATTATAATAATCACTCTGCAAGGTGTTCGGCAGGTCGCCCACACTATCCTGCAAAGCTTTCACGGCTTCGTTGTTGCTGGTCTTATATTCATCCAGCGCTGTGCTTACCGGGTTTACCGCCGCGCCGATCTTAGCATCCACCGTCTTGCCATATGCGGTCGTCCACTCTGCGCTGGGATCGGTGCTTAAGGTTACAGTTTTAATCACTGCATCGCCGTTATAAAATGTTAAAGTACGGGTGCCCGCATCATACGCACAGTTAAAAGCCGCCAATCCGTCGATCCCGGAAATCTTACCTTCCAACAGTGTAACAAAGCCGTCCACTTCTTCCTTGTTATAATACTTGGCAAGCTCCGTGGTCAGCTCAGTTTTCTTGGTGTAGTTGGTGTCAAGGTCACTCTGCAGCTCCTGTTTAATTCCTGCTGCCGCATTCTGGATCTTATTATCCACACCCGCCGCAGCGTTGGCTGCATCCTGTGCGCTGGCCTGTGCGGCATTGGCATAGTTGGAAGCCTGGCCAACCTTCTCGTCCATCAGGGCAACAAAGCTTGTGTACCAGTCGTTATCCGGTTCCACCATCTTGGTGCCACTCAAAGCCTCCAAGATATTCAGCTCGCCGTCTGGTCGTGTGCGCCACATATAGGTCTCGTTACGTTCATTTACACCGGTTGCAGTGATCTCAAAGCGCACGGTCCCCTTCTTGCTTGTCACATTATTTGTAACCAACCAATAGAACCGGATCGTATCCTCGTTGTAGGTAACATTGATCGGCGTGGCATATGCTTCCTGTCCGTCCACGTTCAGGTAATGTACCTGCAGCATCATCTGCATCAAATCAATGCCGTCATATCGCCGCGGCATCTTAAATGGGATCACCTGGCTGTTGGTTTCCTGGGTAATGTTGATCTGGGTCTCGTCCATCACAACATTTTTCATCTCGTCAATGGTCGAAAACGCATCGTCGTTATATTGGCTGTACCACAGGTATTTTTCACTGCGGGTGTAGCCGCCGTCATCATTGGCCTGCGCCTCCGGCATATCAGCCATCGTGACCATGGGGGCAGCCTCAGCCTGCAATGCCACTGGCTCTGCTTTGGCTGCCATCTCAGCCGCCATCCGTTTCGACTCTTCAAAACTTAATGCCATGTTTTCCTCCTCCCCTTTCTATTTTTTCAAACAAACAATACAATATGGGCGTGGCACTTATCGCCATCGCTGTTCAGCTTCACGCGCCATTGGGTGTACACTGTGGATGTGTTCAAAGCCTGCTGCTTGTATACAGCCTGCAGTCCGCTTCCGCTGTCCCACACGTCCGTCCAGTTGCTGCCGTCGTTGCTGGCCTGCACCCACACTCGGTTAAGTCTGTTTTCTGTTCCGGTCTTACTCACACTGACCACAACCCATGCGTGCTGGCAACCGCCAGTCGTCACCACGTTGCTGTAATGGTCGCCATTGGTTGTATCCTTATCAATCGTTGCAATTCGGCCTCCGGCTTTACCAGTCAGGTCGGCAATGCTTTCGCCATTCACAATCTTATCTTCTGTGCAGCCAATCCCTTTGCGGAAATCGGCCAGGTTCACGCGCACTTCCGGCGCCCAAAAATTACCGTCACTTTTGTATGCACCCTCGTCAATATTACGCAGCGCAAAATACTCGCTGTCGGTTCCAAAACCCATGTCATGGGCAAAGCCATAGCTGCGCCTGGTCAGGGTACCCTGCGTACAGTTGCCATTCTTATCAATAAACTTCTTGTCGCTGGCCACATCATTGGCGGTTGCCGCATTGGTGGTATCATCCTCCAACAGGGCTTTGGCCGCCGTGCTTGCGGTTCCCCACAGCCACATCACGTTATCGTAATAGCAACCACTGTAAATATCGTTGGTTTTCTGGTTATCTGTGGCTACACACAGCCGGGTCACACCGTCCTTTTTCTGCACGGTCATCTTGGTGCTCTCGTGCTCGCCGCCCTGCAGCTGGGTCGTGGCAGAATAAGTCTTAATAGATCCTTTCACCAACTTGCCATCTACCCAGGCAGTTTTTCCTTCCAGGATAGATTTTTCATCCGCAGTGCCCGGCGTATTGCTGCCCAGCCCGCTTGCGCTGATCGCACCGCCGCTGTAATAGCCGGCCTTGATCTGGTAGCTCTCGCCGTTGGCCAACTCTGCCGTTACATTGCCGTAATTCTGCATGGTGCCGGTTTTCAGGGTTTTGTTCTTGCTGTAAAATGTCTGTCCTGCCAGCACCTGGTCCGGCAAAGCAGTCGTGGCAGCCAGCTTGGAAGCCCCAATGCCGCTGCCGTTAGTAAAATTTACAATGTTTCTCCTTGTATCGTACTGAAAAATCACCCACTGCCCGGCACCAATCGCACCGTCGCCTAGCTTCTCTGTGCCGCAGTAGGCGTTGCTGGTCATGTCTTTGCCATTGATCACCAGCCTGTGCCCGTCATTGAACGCTGTGGTAAAATATGCTTTGCCGTTGGCCGCGTTGCTGTAACTGCTGCCGCTCTTGCATGTCAGGGTATGGGTTCCGCCGCTGTAACTGTAGCTGTATTCATGGATCATCATGTCGGGGTCAAACTTGCCGTCAATGATGTAGTTCACCGCTCCAGCATAATGCTGTTCCAGTGCAGTAATTGCATGTTTCACATGGTTAATGTCCGCCGCTTTAATAATGTATTTGCGCAGGCCGCTGTTCTGGTTCAGGTAATTGCTGGCTTCGGTATACTTGCCGTCTGCCAGGTACTTGGTGTACTGAGCTGCCGCTGCGGCATGGCCGCTGTCCAGGTCGGCATTGTCTTCAAACGTATCAATACCTTCCGGGAACTTTGTATAGGTATCTGCCATTGCTTATCACTCTCCTGTTTCATCTTTTACAGGGTACGGGTAATACGGGTAAAACCTCATTAGCGTCACATCCATCGTTCCCTGCCCCAAGCTCTTATCAATCTTTTTAATAATAAATTGCACGGCTGTCTTGCCGCCCATGTAACGCGGGCAGTATTCAACCTTGGTGTTCACATCCAGCCACGGTACCAGTAGCATCTTCACCGTAATGCTGTCGGTCAATCGCGCCCGCTTCCATAGCTCGTATTCGGCCACATCCAAAATGCCGTCATCTGTGGTGTAATTGTCGTATTCACCGCCGCTCAAAACCACATTGCGCCGTCCAATTCGTTCAATGCTGAACGGGCTGTTCAAAAACTGGTCGTCCTCCTCATACCCTTCAATATCCGGGTTGGCGGTACTCACAACTTCCAAATTCTGGCAGTTCTCGGTTTCTTTCAGCTTGTCCAGCTCTTCCTCGCTCGGCTTTGTTTCTTTCAACATCACCATGGCGTGCGGCTGTACCTGCCCATAAAAATAAAAGCGCCCTTTGCCGCCATTCTCATTCGGGGAATAATCGGCATCGTAGCGCACCACATATTGTACTTTTGGTTTCATGCAGTCCTGCTTGGCCTTTTTGTTGTTGCCGGCTTCATCTGTGCTGATGGTATACAGGCTCAAAACATCGGTCACAACCGCATCGCTGCTCTCTGTTGCTTTGGCGCTGATCTTCATCTGGTACCCTTTGTCGGCATCGTACAGGTCGGCCACATTGTCCGGCGGCGTAAACAAAATCAGCTTCTTACCGCTCAATGCCAACCCAATCACGTTTAATGTCATGGTTTTCTTTGTTGTGTCCACCACCAGGTCTGTGCAGCTCACATCCGGGCTTGCTGCAGCGCCAAACACCTCTACGCAGTTTCGCACTTCGCTGTAATCCACCGTTGCGTCTTCGCTGATGATCAAATCATTGAATACATCGGCATTCAGCACCAGCGGGTCATCCTCACAGCTTGGGATCTGCTGGCATTTGAACACATCATCCTCAAAAAATATTTCAAACGGGTAATACAAATCCCGCAACTGTGTCAAAATTGTCCACACACTGGTCGCCGCATCAAACTCCTGGTCATAAGGGATCGTTCGGTTCCAATATTCTACAAATACTTTGTTGATCCCCACTTCCTGTAATAGCTCCACCATCGCCCTGCGGATTCCGCCTCCGGCCTTAAATACGGTTTTAATACCTGTCAGCTGTCCGGCCAACGTGTCATTCAGCATTGCTGTTAGGTCCATACAGTTAATGGTCAGGCTCCGGGTCTGCGTGTCATAGTTGTATCCGTTCTGGCTGAACACATATACCCCCTGGCTGTACCAGATAATATCGTCCAGCATCGGGGTTTTCACACCAATGTAAATCCAAACGTACTTGTTCATCCACTCGCTCTCGCTGTACTGGCTGATCGCATGTTTTTCGTCCAGCACAATGGTCGAAGTATACGTTCGCCGGATGTCCGCATCTGCATCTACGGAAATTCTTCCCTCGGTCGTAATGCCCTGCAAACTATCAATCGTCTTCATCCGGTCGTTCAGCAGGTCAATGCGGGTGTACAGCTCAATGTTATGGGAGTATAAGGTTCGTATGTCTTCTGTGCTTGGCACATACATCGCGCATCAACTCCCTTCAATATCTTCTGCAATAAACCCGTTGCGGTACAAATCGGTGCTGCTCTCCAAGCTGCCAATCTCCACAAAATCAAACGCCACAGCAACTTTGTCATAATGGTCACTGTAGCTGATACTCGGCTGGTTAATAATGTTCGCCATCCAGCTACGTCCGTCAAACAGCTTCAAAATCTTCGGCTTCTTGTTGGTACACCAGTCCACAAACTGCTTGCGGTACCGGGCACCGCCATCCCCGTCATAATCATCCGTGTCAAAACTGTATTTCAGCACAGTGGCCGTAAAATTGCCCTGCTCATAGTTCAAGTCGCTGCCGTAAATCACATACGGGTAACGGCTGCTCATAGTTTCCACCACACTGTTTGGCTGTGTTCTGGTCGTGCTGGTCACGCTGGCATCAAATAACAGGTGGTAACTAATGTCTCCGTCCGTCAGCACTGCACCATCAAAGCTGCTCAAAATCTTGTTCGTGAACATATCCTGCTCGGCATCGTCAATAATCGGCACAAACGCATACTCATACTCGGTGTTGCGCCCATCTGCGTACCAATCAATGTGTACCCAGTTGTTCAGTTCTTTTTCCCATTCCTTCAGGGTTTCATCATTCACCGGGGTTGGCCGGTGCTTGGTCGCCAGGGTGATCCAGTTATAGGTTCCAACCCGGCGTCGTTTTAACCGCATCTCGCTGATCTGTTCTGCCCGGTAGCGCAGGTTGCCACCCAGGGTATCACCGTTAAAAGCCGCATAAATGGCCGTCTGGGCCTGCCATCCATTGTCCAGATTGTACTTGCCGTAATCCTTGTCGGCATCGCGGCTTAACAGCAGGTCATCATAAACACCGTTCTGCAGCTTCAACACATTCAGCGCCTCATTATAGGGCGGGTATGGCAAAATCGCATTCTGCCCCATCAAAATATCGGCTCCCACAATCATTCCACACCCCTCCTTTACTCCCAGTGCAGCTCAAACAGGCCGCCCTGGTTTTTCAAATATACCTTAAACCAACCATTTGGCGCACTGGTTTTTACATTGCTCTGCAAACAGTATCCGCCGCAGGTCAGTTCCAGGTAATAACATGTTTTCTTTTCATTCGTCTGGTAGTTGTAGGCATTGCTGCTGTAATCGTCCGCAATGTCACGGCGGCACAAAAACAACTTCAAAGCATACGGATCTTCATCCATTGTCGGCATACTGATCCCGTTACTCCGTTTGTTCCACAGCCCAATCAGTAGCTTGTTCCAGCGGTCGCTTCTCATGTTCAGCCCCAAGGCATAGCTGCTGTCCACCACGATTCCTTCTTCCACATGGCTGCCCTGTACCTTAAATCCGTCTTTGAACGTCATGTCGGCCTTAACCGGGTCGGTGTCGTCCACCGTCAGATCTACTGCCTGGTCCCCGGCCGATCCGCTTACATAGTGGTAATCATCCTTGTTGTCGTTGCGGTCCTTGCCCTCAATCGTCACAACATAAGATTTCACCCAAATGCAGCCCTCTTCATAATGGTTTTCCAGCGCCACAGCCGCATAGCCATCACCGCCCACATAGCCAATCAGCAGCTCACAAAATCCAGTGTCCAGCTTCATGCCGTGCTGGGTAATACCCTGTGCTCTGGCGTAATAAGTCGTGTCATTGCGTAAGTTGCTGATAATATACGCCTTGTCCGGCACCCGCAGCGTCTCACTGCTCTTCACCAGGCTCTTGCTGGCATCATACAGTTCAATCGTATATTCGTTCAGCTCTTCGCCCTGGGTGCTCTCGTATTGCACTGTAAACTCAAAAGCACTGTATTCAATGTTGGTTTTGTCCTTGGTGCTGATCTCTTTGAACTTAAATACCGGTGTCTCCACACAATAAAACAGCAGAATGTCACTCCATTCGCTCCACACACTGTCTTGGCCGCACACCCGTACCTTAATGCCAAACGCCGCGCTGCTGTTTGTAATGCTGCTGGCCTTCAAAGTAAACTCGGATCTCTGGGTACTCACCTCACCACTCTGGTAAGTTGGGCTGCCCAGTTCCTCTGCGCTCATGGCATTGGCCCAAATCTGTGCCTCCACCTTGGTAATCACACCAATGTATCGGAACCGGAATGTATAATCTTTTGTCGCATCAAATGCTGATACGGTATATAATGCTGGTTTGCTCATCCTCCCGCCACTCCCCTCCCTCTCTAAACAACAAAAGCCGCCCAACCAATCAAGGTCAGGCGGTTATTCTCATCTTTCAATCATGCTATTGGCTTATGTTTATTTTACGCTTTCTTCCGGCTTATCCTCTGCTGCATCAACCGGTGTTTTCTCGGCCTTTTCTGCCGCAGCCTTCTTAGCCGCTTCCATCTCTTCCTGTATCGCGCTCTTGCGGATATTCTGCACATCACGCAGCAAACTCTCCAAAATCAACTCCACTGCATACGGCGGCAACCCAACCTGGTTCACACCATCACAAATGTAAGTCTTCAACTGTTCGCATTTCAAATTAAAATTCTCCATCATAAAATCTCCTCGTCAAAATTAAACCAAAATGCCGCCAATAAACCGCAGCCCATGCTGTTTCAACTTCACATCGGTCACATAACCCTGCGCATTTTTTACAAGCTCAATTCCGTATACAAACGGTACGGCCTGGGTGTTTGCGTCAAGAGCGGTTACTTCTTTGCTGCCGTCCCAGCCTAAAGTTTGGCCGCCCCAGTTGGTGGTGCCGTCATAAATGTAAAAAGCAGGAACAGATTTATCGGTTGGCTTATAAAGTTGTAAAGACCCCTTTGCTTGCGTCGTTGGTGTATCAAAGATAACCATATATTGAGAACTCAACATAAGTTGGTGGTCAGAATCTCCAGATGTAGCTTGACTATAAATTCCAGGCATTGTGCCACCACCATCATTTGTAAAATTTATACTTCGACAATTATGAATATCTCCGTACAGCCCGGTAACGCTGATACTCGCACCTTCATTTCCATCGCTTCCTACAAACTTTAATTCGTTAATGTTAAGCTCTGAATACCCTTTTGAATTTTCATCATATTCATCAGCCAGAATTAAATACGGTACACCGTTTTCAGAACAATCCAATGTTAATCGTTGATTCATATTATTGATTAAGGTAAGCCCGCCATTTTTTAACGTAGTTGTAATGGTTTTATCCTCATTCGTTGTTGTCAAACTACCATCTGCTAAATTGAACATAATACTCTGGTCAGACGACATCAGCGTACCAGTAGAGATAAAATCAGCACTAAAATAAAGGTTGCCAGTGTCTTCGTCGATAAAAATACCCTTGGCTGCACCATTGTTCGTCAGCCGGTTAAAGATATCTTTCTGTGTTAGCTTTTTATCAACCGCATCAATCACTTCGTCCTTGTTCGTGTAATTGTCTTTCTTGCCCCAATCGCCGGCATCATATGCCTCGCCTTTCGCCTTGGGTTTTCCACAAACAAGCACTTCTGCCCCCGTGTACCACAAATCACCTTCGTCATACGGCGGGTCGGGGTGTTCGTCCTTACTGGCATCTGCCGTAAACACACGCCGCTTTCCATCCGCCGTATCCTGTGCCTTGCTGGCCGCTTCAAGTGCATTGGTTACATCTTTGTCCTGTACCAGCTCCCACTTGTAGCTGCCATCGTCACCTTTCATAAATCGGTATGCTTTGCCTGTCTCTGTGTTATAAAACAGGTCATCCACATGTTTTTCTTTTTCCTCATCTGTCGTCCAGCTCTTGGCCGGCTCGTTATCCAGCGTAGGGTCATAGGCGTAAAAGTGCTGCTCGGCCTTGCTGTCAATCTGGTCTTGCATATCTTTCGTTACACCATCTACATAATTTTTCATGTCATCTTTGCTGGCGTAACTATCTTTTTTTACCCAGTCGCTGGCATTATATTTGTCACTGGCCGTGCGTGCTACCGTACAAACCAGAATGTCTTCTCCATTAAACCACAAATCGCCCGTGTCATACGGCGGCTCTGGGTGTTCCCCTTTGCTGGCATCAGCCGTAAACACCTGGCGCTTACCATCTCCGGTGTCTTGTGCCTTGCTTGCGGCTTCCAACGTATCCAGCGTTTCCTTATCTGTCACTTCTACCCAGCTGCCGGTTTTTGTTTCCTCGTTGTATGTCCATTGCCAGCCTTTCTTGCTGCTGGTGTTATAAAACAAATCGCCGTTGTGCGCTTTCTTTGTGGTGTCGTCTTTCCAACTCATGGCAGGCCAGTTCTCAAGCGTCGGGTCGTAGTTATAAAAATACTGTTCAACCTTGCCGTCCACCTGTTCCTGCAGCTTGTCAACCTTATTCACATAATCTTTCAGGTCTTCCTCAACCTTGTCCTGCTTCAACAGGTTCCGGTCAATTTCATACGGCTTAATGTACAGCCGCTTAAAGTCATTCTGCGGGGCAATCACAGCCACGGCATCGTTCACCTGGAACAGCGCATTACTCGCAATGGTGTATTCCTTGCCAAAAGCCGCCACCACATAGCCGCTGTGGTCGTCCAGCACCTTCACAATTGTGCCAACAGCTGTACGGTCAAACTTGGCATTGTTAATCAGTCTCTCGCAGTAACGCTTCACCTCTTTTGCCAGGTCTTTCAGCCCCGCAATGGCATCATCCAATGTGTTCTTCGCCATAGCTTTTCCTCCAAAATAAAAAAGCCGGGCAGCCACATAGGCCACCCGGTATATCGTCATCGGTATTATCGCTTAAACCAATATTTCTTTACATCTGATTTTTCATCATAAGATAATTCAATATACTTGATTTTCTCTCTTGGTATTGCAACAATCTGGTCATCTATCGTAACAAGTTCATGGCCATGGTCATCCGTCACAGTATACTCTGATAAGAACAGCATATTCTTTTCAGTTGCCAACCCTGCATAGTAGCCCTTAAACCCATTCTCGTCATTTGTTGCTACCATCATATAGGTGCCAAGCTCATAGTCAATAATATCTTCCCACACATCGCTGCTTGGAGACCACTTAAATAATTTAAGTAGCACCCGTTTAACTTTTGTGCTTCTGCGTAAGATAGATAAAATTGCACCAAGAACACAGGCCACAATATACTGTAACTTCTTGGTCGGCACTACCTGCATAAGCAGAAAACTAATTATCACAGAATAAATCAAGTAGTGTTGCGGCAACTGTTTGTCCAGCAACCGGTTGTAAACCCATAACATTAACACGCCGGGTACTACATACTGCAAAATGTCAGGTATCATAGCAACCAGTGCATTTAAGTATTGTGTTATCTCCATAAAATTACTTCTCTTTTTGGGTGTTTTTATCCTGCCAGGTTTCTTTGTTTTTATTTTCTTTGGCCTTATGGGCTTCCGGATTAAACGTAAACTCCGTGTTCGGCTTGTTTTGGCTCTCAGTCTTTGCCATCGGTATAACACTTCCCACCTTATTATAATAGGGTCATTATACCATACAAAAAGCCGGACAACAATAATCTGTTACCCGGTGTAAATTGACTTATAAAATTATCGCATTGCTCGTACAAGAGCATTAAATTCTTGTTCTGTTTTGGCAAATCGGTATGGAGCATACTCGCCATATGCTGTTGGTCTGCTAATCGTCACTAACTGTACGCCTTTATCTCCAACCGCAGCATTTAAGGCTCTTTTCATTTCAACAAGATACTTGCCGTGAGTTGTTTTCAAAGCAACACAGCCATGAGCATATCTATCTTTCGCTACTAAATAGCACATGATTCAGAGCCCCCTTAATAAAAATTGCTGAAACGTGATGTATATCGTTACTTATTTGGTGTAATCAACTTGGAATATTAAAGTCTGTTTATCGCTATCTCGCATGATCATAAGTTCGCCTTGACATATCACGTCCATACCGATAATGACATCATAGCCATTCTCTCCGATGTTAATTCCACCAACAGCTAGATCAGGAATTATTATGTTTTCGCTTAGTTCAAGACAAACAATGTATTTGGGGTAGGTGAATCTTCCACTTGCCGCAAATCCAGATATCGTACCAAGAGATACAAGTCCTAGAACATCTGCCATTCTTTTAGATATGCTCGTCCTTGTCGCTCCAGTGTCAAACATAGCTCTAACAGGAACAGAATGCCCATTGCCTTTAAGTATTACGTCGTAGGAAAAGACATTGGTTTGAAATTTTCGTTGAATAGAGATTTGCGGCATGTTATCACACCCCATAACACAAACTATGAAACTACTATAACATGCGAATAATCCTCTTTCAATCTTTTTCTGAATATTTAATCTGCAAAATGGCGTCCGCAATGTCATTCTTTTCATCCCAACGGATACAGACCAGATCATACTGCGAGATATCTTGGTAATACCAACTGAACTCATTGATTGGTAATGTTACTTTACAAGCCTCTTCGGCCTCTTTTTGTGTTTTATATATAGCAATAACTTTTTCATCTTTTATTGCAAGCCAGTCTTCACCGTATACCTTACTCCACTCAGCCATATTGGCTTTAACCCAATCAAGGCTATGGCTAATTAAAATACGCATTTCTCTACCTTATTATATAAGGGACCTAACCGCTGATTCCTCTCGGTTGGTTTCCCTCTGTCCTGTTTGTAATTACCGCTTGCTGAACTCCTGCGCCATAATGGAGCCAATGTTCTGGTGCAAAATGCGGCCAAAATTCTCAACGTCATTCACACCGTTCATCACAATGTTAATGTCGCCAATGTGTACGCCGCTGCTGCCAGCACTGGTCAACTCAGCGTTCACATTCCCCATCCGCTTCAAAATAGCACTCTCCACAAAAGCTTCCGGGTTAATTGCCGCGCTAAACAACCGACGGGTCAAATTTCCCGGCACAACGCCGTCCCCAACCTCCAGGCTGGTATAGCGTCCGGCTTCCGGCTGCCGCACAACAATCTCAGGCCCCGCTTCATCAACTCGCGCCCGTTCAAAGGCTGCAACGTTCATAATGCCGGTTGCGTGGCTGGATGTACTGCTGGATTTTGTCGCTTTTACCTCGGCTTGGGCGGCCTTCTTTTCCTTGTCCAACTCGTCGCTCTTGGTCTGGTACTCTTCCTCAACAACCTCAATTTTCAAACTCAAATCATTGATCTCAGCAGTTTTTTCCTCAATCTGCCGCAAAATATCAATGTAATGGTTCTTAAAGTCATCAAGTACGTCTGTTCGCTGCCCTAGGATCTTTTCCTCCCAGTCGGCACCAAGCCGTGCTACGGTGTTGATCCGGTTCTGCTCAGTCTCGTAAGCGTCCGCAACCTCTTCCCACTTGCTCTTGTACTCTTCCAGCTGGTCAATCAGTTTCTGGTTTTCCTTGATCTGGTTTTCCACATGGTCAGTGTTGCTCATATTGTTCATGTAATCAGTTGTGATCTTATCAATCATTGCCTGATCCATGTTCAAAATCATCTGGTCAGCATCAGCGCCGTACAGCTGCCGCAAAATCGCAACGTTCTTGCTGTTGGTGTATTCGTTTTGGCCTTCACTCAGCTTATCTTTGTATTCATCATAAGCGTCAATCTTGTCTTGCAGTTCCTGCTTCTTGTCTTCCAGCTCTTTTTCAAGCGCGGCTTTCTGGTCCTCCAGGGCCTTCTGGGCATCCTCATGCTCTTTCTGGCGCAAAGCATCGTTGTAATCCTCTTCGGTGCTTTTAACCTCGCTCTCGTCCGCCTCCCAAACAAAGCCTTTGCCTTCACGATACACACGCACACTGCGGTTTGCCTTGGCGGCATCCATGGCCGCTTTCTTACGGGCCAGCTCAATCGCCTTTTCCTGAGCATCGTTGGTTTCATTCAACTTGTCCAGCTCATCCTGCAAAGCATCAATGCGCGGCTGGTAGCTGTCGTCCAGCGCCTCCTGCTCTTTCTGCAAAGCCTTCGTCCGCTTCTCAATCAAATAAGTAGCGCCGTTCATGGCCGCATCAAGGTTGCTTTTTTCGTCCTCAAGCTGTTCTTTCAGGTCGTCCCACTGGTGTTCCAGCCGGTCAATCTCTTTGTCAATTCTAGCTGTTACAGTTTTAACAATGCCGTCCAGTATCTTTTGCTCGCTTTCCAGGCTGTCCTTAATGCTCTCCAGCTCTTTCTTCTGCTTTTCCAGCGCCTTTTTCTGGGCCTCATAGGCTTCCTTTACAGCATCTGCTTCCGCTTCAATCCGTTCAAGGTTTTTCTGTGCTGCCTCAGTCGCCGTCGCAGTAGCAGCCGCCGCTTTTGCATTTTTCTGGAACGTTGTACTTGTGGCTGGATTGTCTTTTGGAATGTAACCACCGCCGGTAATCGTTCCACTGGTTAGAGCGTAAGCGTTACCCTCCGCCATGGCCATTCCGCGTGCGCCCACAAAACCATTTTTCAGCAGTTCTTCGCTCTTTTGGTGGTCAAACACAATCGCGTCTTTGGGTAAGTTCACAAACTCAGCACCATGCTCGCCAACCGTGTACCACTTGCCGCTGTGCGGGTTTACTACCACTTCATAACCAAGCTCACCAACCAGTGCTCGTTCAGCTTTGACCAATCCACCATTGGTACCAGCCGCACGGGCAACACTAAGACCTGTAAATCCTGTCCCGTTTCTCTCGGCGTAGGATTTGCCTGGTTTATACGGCTGCGAGCTGCTGGGAGTTGATATGTTGGGTGTCGGTACGGTAATGGTTGTCTCGCTTATCTGATTCATCAGCTCCTTAACGTTGCCCAGTTTTGTCATTGCTTCAGTATTATCAACTTGCAAGGTGTACGGAGTCAGGAGTATATTAGCAATGTCGGTAACGGTATCCTGTGTCTGACTCAGCTTATCTTCACTGTCATCCGTTTCAACGTTTAAGATCTTGGCATCTTTTAGCGTCTGGGTAATCTCTTCTGTGCTCTTACCGGCATCTTCCAACCCCTGGGCATACACCTGGATCTCAACCTCAGTCGGGGCGCCCAGTTTTTCTTTTTGGGTATTCAAGTCTGCCAGCTTATCCTGGGCGGCCTCCAGCTCTGTCGCAACGCTAAAATCACCGCTGTTAAATCTTTGGGTCAGATCATCAACAGTCTTTTCAGCCTCCGAAGCATCAATCCAAAGCTGTACACGGCCATTTTTGTTCAGGTTGTCTGCGGCTTTATCAAGCGCACTCTGTAGTTCATCGGCTTGTCCGTCAAATGTGACCCCCTGACTGTTCATCTGATCAACAGCATCTTTGGCTTTCTCATAAGCGTCAACCAGTGCGTCTACATCAGTGCTATCAATGTTTCCCTTGATGTTTTCGATTTTCTCATTAACTTCTTTGAGCTGGTTATTCCATTCTTCGTAACTTTTAGAGTCAGGTTCAACGCTGTCCATTTTTTCCTTCAGCTCGTCAGCCTGCATTTCAAGGCTTGTCAGTGTCTCGCCAAAGAACGCATCTTCCCAGTTAAAGTCAAATCCGTATTCCTGTAGCTCGCCAAAAATAGCCCGCACCATATCCGGTGTCAACTTCAGGGCGTCACAAAAATCGTCAATGGTCTTTTTGCCTGCAATGGCCACATAACCGCTGCTGTCCTCTTCCATTAAGCCGGCCTTAACAGCATCATTCAAAAAGTTTGTAATGCCCTTACTGTCATCAGTCAGGTACTTTTTCAGTGTATCAACATATTGCTGTACGGCATTTTCGTCAACATTTTTCGGCACCAAAAACTCAATAGCAGCCTTATATTTCTGCGTGCCGATCTTACCGCTCTCCAGCGCGTCTTTAATCGCATCATAAGCTTTAATGGCATCGTCGTACATTGTGCCGGCTTCCGTAGCGTTCTGGGCATTCAGCCAATCTTGATAAGCCCCACTCACCTGCACCAGCTGGCTATACAACAGCTCATAGTTCTGGCACTGTTCCCGCAGCTTCTTGTTTTCCTGCTCACGGTTACTGATGGCTTCTTTCAGCGTAGCCTGCTGCTCGTCGCTCAGGTCGTTATTCTTTTTCAGCTCATCGTTCAGGCGGCTCAATTCCTGCTTGTTCTCGGCGTATTTCAGCTGAGCCTGGCTTCTTGCTACTCGGACTGTGGCTTCTGCTTCCTCAATTTTCTTGTTGGTCAGCTTCTTGGCCTTTTCCGTGTTGACCTGCATCGTGCCGTTCACATATTCCAGGCAGTCTGCATAATCCTTGTCCGCATCGGTCAAAGCCTTAAAGTTTTCAGCCGTCACGCCAACACCGGTGGTCTGCGCCTGTAAAGCGGCCGTCACAGCAGAAATGGTCGTGGTAACATTTTTTACTGCGGTATCCGCATCAATGGTTACGCTGTTAGCTTCTACGCCAGTTTGGTTCAGCGACTCAAGCTCAGTAATAACATTCTCAATGCTAAAACCGGCATCCTGCATATACTTGATAAATTCTGTCAGCAGGTCAAGATCAATCCCACTAGAAAAAAGATTATTGAAAGCCTCGTTGTCAGCTATATTAAAAAGTGCTCCTAGCGAAACACCTGCCGCATCGGCTTTGTCTTTAGCGTCTTTCAGTGCCTGACTATAATCATCAACTCCACTTGTAACGCCAAAAAACTCTTTTGCTATATCTAGCATCTCACCCAAGGATTTACCGGAATTTTTAGCTTGCGTATTCAGGGCGGTCAGTGCTTTAGCGGCCCCTTCAGGATTCTCTTTCAGCTTGCTTACAACATCCGCATACTTGCTGTCGTTAAAGTTCTGCTCAAACCAGTCGTCAGGGTCAGCCTTCATGTAATTATACTTCAGCGCATCCTCAATCTGGTTATAGATTCTTTTCTGTGTTGAAGTCAGATTGTCAAAGCCAACCAGGTCAAGCGTTTCTTTATAAGTCTCAAGGTCATCGGCCTGGTCAAGGATTCCCTGGTTGATTTTTTCAAGCTGGGTATTGTACAGTTCTGCCTTATCCAGCCAGTTCTGTGCTTCATCCGCTGTCTTAGCTTCTTCAGCTCTTTTGTTAAATGTGTCGATCTTTTCGTTCAGGTAATCAATGGCGGCGGAATACTCACGAATATCATTGGAGCGTCCAAGAACCTTTTCCGCAAAACTGTTCGGGCTGATCTTATCAAAAACCTCTTTGTAGTTTGCAAACACATTAGGCCCTTTTTTGTCAAAATCAAAATCTTCCCCAAAGTAGTCAAGGCCGTAATTTTCTTTGAAAGATTCAACCGTCTTATTAGCGGCGTCTCTGGCTTCTATCTCGGCCAAATGTTCCTTCAGCTCAATCTGCCGCTCAAGCCTAGTGTTCGCCGTTTCCAGCTTGTTAAGTTCCTTCTGGTCAGTATAGGTAATAACATCCTGACCATTGATCTCAGCCATCCGTTCCTTGTTCTGTTCCAGCTCATCATTCAAAGACTTGATTTCGTCAGTCGTGTCCTGGTACGCCTTTTTGCTATTCTCCATTTTTTCTTTGGCGATCTCAGCACGGTTGATATAATCCTTAATGGCGTTTACGACTAATCTAAATCCTTCAGTAATAGCCCAAATGGCCGCGGTCTGAGCAGCAGTTGTCAACATCTGCAGGCCAATACCCTTGATAGCGTTTGTCAGTTTGCCTGCGCCGGTTACGGAACTAAAGAAGTTTTTCAAACTAAGAGTTCCTTCATCGGCGTTTTTAGCAAATTCTTGTAACGTAACAGAAGCGCCTTCAAGTTTTTTTAATGCTGTGTTTTTATTATGACTTTCTTCAAATTCTTTATTAAAGGCTTGTAAGGCTTTTGTATCAGAATCCAAATTTTTCGCAAGATCATAGTCATTGTTGAAATTACCAGTCAGCCAAGAAAGCACCGTTCCTTTTTTCGTGACTCCCATATCATTGGCTTCTGCAAGAGCTTTTTTAAGATCTGAGATAGACTCTCGCCATCTTTTTCCGTTAAGAGTTACAAAGGACCCTGTGTTCAAATCATTACCTGTTCCGAACATATTAAACAGATTCAAAATCTAGTTGTTCTACTAATTACTGTGTGTTATAATTAGCATAAGGTTATAAAATAACATGTTCAAGAGGTGTAAAAGTATGAACTTTAACGAAGCGCTTTACTATATTTGTCCCGTTTGTGGAGAAAAGTTTTCTTCAGAAGATGATCAACCAGATTGTGATTTCTGTAAGAATCATACGCTCATAATTTACTCTATAGAGACATCAAATGATATTCATTCACAAGTAGAGAAAATGTCTCCATTAGAATTTCAGGAAAACTTAAAACTAGGACCTTGGGATAAATTTTATATCGAACTTTATGCTGGTGACAAAGAAAAGATAAAAAAGCAAAAAGAATACGCAGTATACAAAGAACTCCTTTATAAAAAGTACGTCTACAACAGCCCTCTCTTTGACAAAGCCAAGTTTGATATGCGTGCCGAGTGGGAATACGAAAACGCCGTAGAGATGGAAGAGGGCTACCGTAAGCGCCAAGAAGAAAAGAACAAACCTCGCTGCCCCAAGTGTGGCTGTACCGAGTTCCAGATGGTTCCCCGCAAGTGGTCTCCTCTTACCGGGTTCCTGACGAACAAGGTGGACCGGGTGTGTGTGAAGTGCAAGACAAGATTCTGATGCTACACAGACTGTATTAAACAGTAAAGGATTGATATTATGTCTTTGGCAATGGTTTTAGCCAACCAGTATGGTATCGTTATGTCCGCAGATAAAAGAATGACATTAGCTCCAAAAACCTCTGATGGCCAAACATTTCTTTATCCGTCCTTAAATCATCAACAAAAATTATTCATGACAAAAAGTGGACACGGTATAGCTTTTACCGGAACGTTGACCTTAGATGACGGTACCGCTACAGCTGTCGTAATAAAAAATGCTATCGCTAAATACAACAGCCCACGAACATCTGTTTTAGACGAACTTAAAGGTTTGAAAAACGCGCTTAAGCAATACACCAAAGAAAAACAAATTACGCTAGTCGGGGCAGAAATCAACAATGGCAAACGACAAGTATTCACTCTTACACTAACAGACAAGAATATAGAAAAGAACACAAACGAAGAAGGACTTTGCCTGTTATCACGAGGAGATTGTTCCTTTGCTGAAATGCTCATGTCTTTTCAAAGCCGCAATTCTAATTGCGTTCATTTTTCTCTTCAAGAAAGTATAAATTACTTACGTTTTGTAAACAGCACTGTAGCAAAATTGCAATATTATAATGGAAACCTTCAATCTGTTAGTGAAGAATGCGATGTACTTGTGCTTACCCCCAAAGAAGCCAAATGGGTAATATCACCAGAAACTCTATTTTAACGGAATATTAACGGAACCATATCCACTTCCGTCATAAGTGGGAATAGGGCTTGCGGTTACTTTTTCTTTTGGCTTCTGCAACTCTTTAATCAGCGCCGCAAGCTCTTTGGCGTTGCCCGTAATCTGAATCGTCATAAAATCCTCTTCCTTATATGTAGATTGGCTACTTGGCATAAACATCTCTCTGGTACTTTTGAGATTGTTTAGATTAACGTTCGGTTTATATGTAGCACCCATAATCACCCCTCCGTTCCTTGATTTTTGGGGCAATTAAAACAGCCGCCGTTATAAATTCCCATCATCGCAAACTTGTCCATCTGCTCCGCTTGGTTTGCCGTCAGTCTTTTGCAGTTGATTGCTACTGCCCGCATAACATATTCGCACTTATAAATCATTGCGTCTTGCTCAGAACTGTACTCTCGTTCAAACAAAACTTTGCGCTGGCAAGGCTTCAAAATACCTTCCATAAATGCCATAAAAACATTACCTCTCAAAAATACCAAAAGCCCCGGCCATTAAAGGTCAGGGCTTATCTTTATTATGTATTACATGTTTGTAAAATCGATCGTTCCGTGTGCGGGGTATTCAAACGATATTCGCATCGCGCCATTGTAATTAGTTACAGCCAAGCTTCCCTGAGAAATAATATCCATCCCAATCAAAAAATCAAAGCCGTCTCCGTTATTTGTAAAGAGTGAAGCCTGGATGTCAGAGAAAACAACATTATTCTGCAGCGTAAGAGAAATATTATATTTTGGTGCGACAATTTTACCATTCGCCGTATGGTATTCCTTACCTTTGATCGGAACAACATTTAACTTATTTACAACAGTTTCAGTTATTCCGCTGTCAACAGAACCAGTATCAATCAGTCCCCATCCCTCATAGTACTCCCCATTAGCCTCCGCCTTTACGCGGATAAACAACGCTGTAGATGTTACACCATAAGGGACAGTAAAGGAACTCATTTATATCTCACCTGTTGATCATATATTCTTCCCCATTTTTCCAGGTTAATGGGAACCCTGTACCATACAGCTGGATGTCGCTTTGAGTTGTCTGGATCGATATAATCATCGCGTCCAGCATACACAATGGCTTCATCTTTTACTTCAACAGTTAATCCATCATAGTTTTCAAAAAGCCATTGTTTATGCTCTTCAATCCACCTATGATTTTTATACTGTTTGTATCTGTAAATTACCTTATCAATTATACCATTCAACCACTTCACTTTCAACTCATCTCCTCAAAAACCACCTTCATAAATATATTTTTATAACCTTCTTACGGCTTTCCCGTAATGTTCTGACTGTCTTTCTTCCCGTCTGGTTTTCACCATGGAATAGGGCTACCCATACAGTCGATGAACCAAAACACCAAAGTTCACACATCTTCTTCTGCGCACATCCCTGTACGCGGTGTCTCGGCTGCTGATTAAGCATTGTTTGCGCGGGTTAGCACCACCCCGTAGGGGCGGCTTTTCTCTCAGCATACCGCATCCGCATACTTGTTTCTGCCTTTCGGCTCCATAGTGTCCCATTACCGGCTCACTATGGCTATGCGGCTCTTAGCCTTTCCCAGCAATTTGGGTATTTAATTACCAACCAAGGCGCGTCCTATGCAGCTATCCCTCCTGCATAAGCGAGCATTTGAATACTGCCCTTGGTCTTCGCATTTGAAAGCGACAAAAACGCACTCAACGCTGCTGTCGCTGTAGGTATAACACCAGAAAATTTAATGAATCCATCTGAAGCATCCAGTAAGGCCGTTCCAAGACTGATAACGCCTTTAACCAGCCCGCTGTTCAGCAGATCAGTAGAGATCTCCTGGAACGTAGCTTCGAAAATCTTCAGTCGTCCTTCAACAGAATCCAGCACCCGCTCATTCTCAGCCATAGCGCTACCACTACTATTCAAGGATGTCTGTAGCACATCTGCGGCCTGGCTTGCCTGGCTCAACAATGCAGCCACACCATTTGCGCGGTTCTTACCGGCCAACAGCTCAAGCAGGGCAGCCTGGTCAACATCGCTCATCTTGCTATATACTTTAGCAATGCCCTGAATAATATCATAGGTGCTCTTAAAGTCTCCGCTCTTGGTTAGGATGTCAAATCCACCCTTGCCGTCTACATTGGTCAGACCCATAATATCGGCACGCAGTTTGGACGTACTGGTTGCAACAGTGTCGGTTTCCTCGCCCATCTGTTCCAGTTCGGTCGTTGCGCCACGGATTCTCAAAGCCAGCACTTTCAGCGTACTGCCGGTCGTTTCAGCGTTTTGGACAACACTGTTCATGGCCGTGCCAAGTGCAATCGTCTGGTCAAGGGTGTTTCCTGCGGCTTCCATGGCCGATGCAGAGCGCTGCAAGATATCGCCCAAATCGCCAGAAGAAACAGCATAGTTGTTGGATACGTTATTCAGCTTGTCCACCAGGCTGATTGCATCGTTCGCCTGGATATTGAATGCCTTCATCGTGCCAACAATGTTTTCAGTGGCCTTATCAAAGCTATCAAGGTCATCGCCAACATTGTAATAGATGGCGCTTACATCAGCCAGCTTTGTCGCATCGCTCAGGCTGTAGCCCAGTCGTGCATAATCCGCCGTTGCATTCACAATACCGCTAACATCCGTACCAATGTTCTTTGCGCGGGCACCAGCCTCAGTCAAAAAGCTCTGATATGTACTGTCTGTCTCGTTCGTAACCTTTTTCAGCTCCGTCATGGCAGTATCAATATCCACAACATTCTGGTAGATTTGCTGCAAACTTCCCTGCAATAAGTGCAGTGCGCCCATAGCAATGGCCGTGCTGAAATGCTGGCCAAACAAGTCGCTGAATACTTGCCCAACCGTCTTACCCTCAAGCCCAAGTTCCTGTACTTTTGCTTTCAACCCGGCAACTTTTTGAGCAGTGCTATCCAGTGTTGTTTCCATCAAGTCCCGATTACCGGAACGCGCCGCAGTTTTAAGCTCATCAACAATGCTGTTGTAAGTGGCCATTAACTCAGGGTTTTTCTGGATCTGTTTATTGATCTCAACGTAACGTCTCAAAGTGTACAGCAAGTTGTTCAGGCGCTTCTGCAAACTCTCTAAGCTTTGGTTGTTTTTGGCAGTTAGGTTACTGCTGCGCATCGCGTTTGTGGTATTGCGGATTTGGATGCCAAGTGCAGCGAACAACTCATTAAGTGTGCTTATATTGCCTTTTCTTTTTCCGAGTTGATCAACGTAAGTATTAAAAACATTTAACAAGTCCTTGTATTCTGCCGTACCATTTTTGAACTTGTCATATACACCTTGAAGGGCTTCACTAAGGCCAGTAAATGTCTTGTACAAACCATTGTTCTCAGGTACTTCTCCGGCTTTTTTCAGGTTCTCACTGAGTGTTTTTGCATAATTGTTGATTTGTGTTATTTTTTGAGGCAACGCCTTAAACGCCTGCGTGGATTCTTGATCGGCCGAATTAAGAGCAAATTTGAATTGAGATAACACCTCAGAAGCAGCTTTTAGAGCCGCTTCATACTTTTTTAAGTTATAGTCACTAAAATTGTCTTTTAGATCAATTCTCGCGCTATCAAGAGAAATAAGTGCTTTTTGTACAGAACTAAATTTTTCATTATTCAGTAAAGATATTTTCCCATTCCCGAAATCTTGATAATACTTGTCCTGTAGATCTCTAAATTTTGCGTAAATACCGGAATAACTTTCGCTAACTTTATCTATAGATGATGCCGTTTTCGTAAAATCAGCAATTTCTTCTTTTAGTTTACGCATTGCTTTTTCTGCTATCTGCAAACTGGAATCGTCTAATTTTTGGACGAATATTGTCTGAGCAGCTGTTGCGGCATTCAAAGCTGTTCTCAAAGTAATAACATTTTTTTCAATCCCGTTATATACGTCAGATACTTTTAATAATCGCTCAAAATCTTTGTCAGTTATATTTGCTATATCTCCGAAATTATATCCGTTTTTTTTTGTTAAATCATTAGCATCATATTTGGCTTTTCGTAGCTGAGAATCCAGAGTTTTTGCAATCCCCGCATACGGATTTTTTGTGCTCCCCTTAACACCTGCGGTACTCGCGGTACTGATCGTTGCCCGAACATTTGATAATTTGCTAACAATCGAGGTTACTTTCGTTTCAACTGCATCCAGCTGCTTTAGCGCCCCGCTCATATCAAACAGCTGTACATTTCCTCCCACACTGCTCTGGATATTTTTCAGCTGGTTGGTAATTTTTGTAATATCAGCCGGGTCAATCTCAAGGTGTGCGGTAATATTACTTGTAAGGTTTTTAATCTTATCCGCCAGTTCACTCTCATTGGCCAGTTCCGCTTTAACCTTCAGTTTATTCTTTTTTGCAATCTCATTCAGCTTCCCCTGCACACCACCGCCGTCAGGTTCCACCTTTACCTTAATACTTAAATCTTCCGCCATATACTTTCCCCCTTACGGTTCGGCTCAAGCCTTCAAAGGCCGATTCTTTTCAAATCAGCCGCTCAAGACAAGAGCCGAAGCTCTCGTCGCGTTATTTATCAGGGAACTGCTCTTTTATGGCTTTCACAATCTCTCCATGTACGGCGCTGTTCCCATCTGCGATTTCTTTTGCCGTGTTTGCCACAAACGGGCGCGGGTGCAAATAGGCCGCATCAGGTGGCGAACCCCAAATGTTTTTCACATCGCCCTTCTCCACCATCTCAGCAAGCGGTGTATTGGTGCCGGTTTTGTACTGCCCACCAACGGCTGATTCATTCGGTACACCAATATCCTTTACCGTAAGCACATGTTCTCTCACGCTGCTCACCACGCTGCTGTCGGCTTCCAATGCTCCTTCGCCCTGGCCGCGGCGCTCATATACTTTTGGCTGGTATACATCCAGTACATCTTCCTGGATATGCTTCTTCAAACAATTCTCCACAGCCGTTTTCGCCCCGCCATTCAGTGCCAGGTTAATGCGCCGCTGCAGTTCCAGTTCCAGCCCTTTCTGTGTGCTTACCGTCTTGGCCATTTAACTCTCCTTGCCGTTCACAACTTCAATCTTCACGGGCGGCTTCTTTGCGGGCTGCTCTCCTTCGCGCACTTTCTTTACCAGATCAGCCAAAAATTCCTGGTCTCCCAGCTGGCTCAAATTCCCTGCAATCTCTGCAAAGGCGTCTGCAATCCGGTCAAGCGGGTCCGGGTGGTTGATTGCATCAAATACCTTCATGTATTTTTCTTTCCGGTCTTTCATCTCGGCTTCACATGCCTCATAAAGTCCCGCTGTAATCACCGCAATATCCGGGTCTTCCACAATCTCAATGCCCTGTCGGCTGTAAACAAAGTCGCACATCTCATCTGTGTCCATCTTGTCCAGCTCCGCTTCCGGGGCAAAAAAGGTAATCACCGCAATGCGCCAGGCATAATCAAACAGCGCGTAATACTGCTTGCCGTCCTTCTCGCACATGTCGCAAACAAAATCCACAAACCGGATTCTGTCGCCCACACGGATGTTCTTCTTAATTTCCATAAAAAACTCCTTACAAAAAATAAAAGCCCGCCCCATCTTTCAGGGGCGGGCTAGTTTACAGCGTGTCGTAATCAATCCACCCACCACGCCGTTTACGGTATACAATCCAGCGCAAATGCTCGTCCGGGTACAGGTAATCAAACATCTTCCGCTTCATCAGTGCCACAGTGTCCGGGCATCCTTTGGTGTCAATCACCTCTGTTGTGCCGTCTTTATACTTCAACCAAAAATCAGCCACATAGTTAATAGCTCGCACCGTCTCTATTCTTCCCCCACGTTCCTTGCGGTACTTTGGCTGTAGCTCATAGGGTCTCTGCAGCTGATAGTCCACAATCTCTCCGCTGGCAACCCCCGGCAGCACAACATCCTTGTAATATTTCATCTCAAGTTCAGAGTCAAACACAATCCCGTCATAGGTGCGTTTGCTCTTGTCACGGCTCACATTGTACTTGCTTCGTCCGCTTACTTGCACAACTCAATCTTCCCGTCTGCAATCTTAAATTTGACCACATCGCCCACAGCATAGCCGTCTTTCACCGGCACCTGGTAGCCGTGCCCGTCACATTCAAAACCCATGTACCCGCGTTCCTTGTTGCAGTACACAACCACGCCCTTCAGCGGGCGCACCTGACGCTTCAGGGGCACTTTAGGCGGGGCAGCAGTTTCAACAGGTTCAATCTTCACATCGGCAATACCGCCGGTATCCTTGTCTTCCATGCACGCTACTCCTTTCGCGTTCTAAAAATGGAGGAGCTTTTCGCTCCCCCACGGATCAAACATCACAATTCAAACCTATATATAATAAGGTAGGAATTTGCGTTGATCACTCCATAAAGTTCATGCTGTAAATGTCGCCGTCCTGATTGGCCATGCAGTCAAAGGTGATAGAAACAGTGGTCGGATCACCAGTGTTCTGGAAAGCCAGGCTGAAACTTGCCTGCGGCTGAGCTTTGTAGTAAACCAGCTCACACTGCACAATCTCGTCGTCCTCGGTCTTGAACGGCATCATACCGTGGACCTCAAAGGCACGCGGGAATGTGTCAGAATCAAACTTGACAGTCTGAACACCATCATTCTTGTCGTAGAAGTAGTAGGCAACATAGTTCTTGCCGTCCTGCAGGCCAGCACCAGTAACCTTCTTGTCGTTGGTGGTAAGATCACTGATCTCAGTACCGGCGTCGTCAGAAACAGCAAAAACCTGCACAGTGCCGGCCTTCGGGGTCTCACTCAGTTCAATGCCGTCAGTGGTAGCGGTCAGTACCTCGCGCTTCATAATCTTTGCAACCTTACCAATGTCCTGGCCGCTCAGCAGGGCAAACAGCTTAACAGGCATGATCTGGGTGTCAACTTTCAGGGTGCCTGCACGCTCGCTATCAAAGCCAACACGGTTCGGTGCGCCCTGGCCGCCCTTTGCAAACGTGCGGTTTGCGGTAAAGTCAGTGGTGGTCACGTTGGCAAAATCAATGGGCAGAAAAACTTTCTTGGTCTTGTAATCAAGCAGAACCAGATCAGCAACTTCACGGTTCGCCATATTCGGATTTACAGCCATATCTTATTCCTCCGTTATCATTTATCAGTCTCCATGTGTTTGTACCATCCGCCAAGGTCGTTCTCGCCACCCCATACGGCATAGTTCATGTCATGGATCTCATTTTGTTTTTTTATGTTCTGACGGTTAAAAGTGTCATGCACCTGGTACACCGTCAAATCATAAATATTCGTATAATTCAGGCTGTTATGGTTTGTCGCCAGCGCAGAGATGATGTTCCCCAACTCCAAATCAGGGTTACTCTTATACCCTTTTCGTTTCGATTTTTCATATTCAGCCTTTTTCTTTTGGAATCGTTCATAAAACTTGCGGGCAGCCTCATTTTTGAACTTCAAGTTTTCCTCCCGCTTCTGGTCTATGTACGCGGTTTGCAGGCAAATGTCGCAAATCTCTGCCCAGTTATCTCGCGTTATGGAACCATCAATCAGGATCTTATCGTCCACCTCAGTTTTATTCACCAGTACAGCATGGTGCGCTTCATCATATTCAAGCGGCGCATCAATAAAAAAGGCCAGTGCGGCAATCATCTCCGCCTGGCTTTCTTTGCTCATACTTAATAAATCAAAGGTGTTAATGGTGGCTTTTTCCTCCTCGCTCAAAGCTTCATACGGGTTCTCCTGCCCTGTTACTTTGGCAATGTCTTCAAACATCGCCTGTGGTGTCAGCAGCAAGGTACTTAGCGCAAACTGATAGCTCATATAGCCGCGCTTGTTAATGTCGCTCAGTCGTGGCGAGTGTACTCTGCCCACGTTTTTCACCATAAAACCTTCGGGATTCAGCAGTTCATAGTACGGTACTTTCACTTTGCGCCACCCATCTTGCGGTTGAACGCCATTACTTCGTATGTAATGCAGCGGCCGTAATAATTATTATTCGGCTTGTATACATCGTTGTTCAATAACCGTACCTTCCCAATTCCAAAATCTTCGCTGCCGTTCAGCAAACGGTCAACGTTCATGGCCAACACATCGGCCTTCGTCCCCAGCACGCCGGGGTGTCGGTAACTCTTCATTACCTTCTTATTGCAATAGGCAAAAATGTACAGGTACACTCTGTATGCCGTATCGCTCGGTGCCTTAGCCACTACAGTCTCCATGCACAGGTAGGTATCCGCCGTTTCATTGATCTCCGGCACATACTCAAACTCGTAAATATGTCCGGTACTAATGCTCTTATCGCCCAGTAGCATCTCGTCCGTGTCAGCATCATCGTCCACGGGTCCAAGCAGCAGGTTAATAATGGTGTCGTCCTGTGCCAGCAGGGCGGCTACTTTGTGTTTGTATTCTCCCAGCTCACTCAGGTTCATACGTCCACCACCTTCACTGTAATGCTGTCTGTGCTCTTGCCGTCCGGTGCCACAACCGTCAGTTTCACGGTAGCTCCATTCAGCGCGGCATTATCCTCTGCGCATACCCGGCAGCTTTCCCCAGTCACCCGGTTCCACTGCACACTGTTAGCAAGGTATACCTTTGTTTCAAGTGTTTTATCATCAACGCTCAGGCTCCAGGTGCATCCCGGCAGCGGCTTGCCATCAATCGTGGCCTTAAAAATCTTGCCGCGCCCGCAAATGCGCACTTTGGGTTCGCCCGCGTATTTAATAACCACTTCGCCGTCCTCCGGTGCTTGCTTTACCTCCTGGTAATCACACAGCATCTTTTCGGCGTTATCCTGTTCTTCCACATGCTGGTCCTGTTCAAGGTTCAAAACCAAAAATCCCGTCTGGGCGTCATTCCAGTCGTAGCGTTCTGTCATAGCGTCAACACAGGTCACACGGTAAGTTTTAGGCTTGCCGTTAATCTGCTCCATCATCAGGCGTTTCCCCACATCCAGCAAAGCCGATTCCTCATCATACGGTATTTTCACCTGGAATTCGCGGCTGGAAATGGTCATGTATACATCTTCGTTCAGGTTGGAAAAATACGGCTTGTCCACAACCGCCCACCGGGTAATAATTTCCCCGGTCTCATGGTTCTGCCACTGGATGCTCCGGTTACACAGCTCAATTTTGCCGCGCACGGTTATTTCATCGTCCGCATCGCGCTCTGTAATCAGCCAATGGCTTTTACTAAACAGCATAATTTTTCCAATCTCAAAGTTGTCGCCCGGCATGGTGCGTATAATCTTCTGGTTTGTCACCGTGCTGCTAATAATCATCATGTGGTGGGGCACCCCCTCAATCTCTACCTCTTTATAGGCAGGGGAATCAGGCCCCATTCTCAGCGTGTCCCGTTTGCTCTTTTCAACCATCCGGTCACGCCGCGTACTTCCGTGCCTGCCAAGCATAGCAGCATATGTCTCATAGTTCATACGCTACCACCTCACTCAGTCAAACCCGAAATTTCCCCATTGCGGAAAGAGTACAGGTTGATCTCCTTCATCTGCTGCCGCTCTGTCGTGGTCAGCAGGGTCGTCATCTTCTCCAACAGGTTGGCTGGTGAAAACAGCGTAAAATCCTTTGTGCTCAATCCGTTCTGCAATGCGTCTGTGTTATAAACATACTGGCGCACAAAATGCACAATCATGCCCAGTGCCAAAATATCTTTCTCGCGGTTCGTCAGCGTAATGTTGAACGCCAGCAGGTCATCTTCCCTGTCATTCAGGTCCTGTTTGCACACATCCTCAAAATCGCTGATCGCCATCTTCAAAAGATCCAGCTGCATTGCTTCTCTTGTCACCGCATCGTAGTCCAGGAACTCATAGTTGCGGACTTGGCCACGGTAACGCTCATAAACTTCCTCGTATCTTGTGCCCATTGGCCCGCACCATCCCTCTCATTATTCTTCGGTTCCGCCGATCGTCACAATCTCAACGCCGCTCTTGCGGGTTCTGGGTTTCTTGGGTGCCTCCAATGCAACGGATTCTTCCAAATCGCAATCCAGCACATCGTTCAATGCTTTAATCATGGCACGGCTATCCAGCTGGTCTGCCTTCAGCATCTCCTTTGCGCGGATACGGATGCTGTCGCGCATCCCCTCGCTCATCTTGGGCACCTTCTCGCGGATCTCATCCGGGGTCCACTTAAATACCTCGTCAAAGTTCTCCGTGGTCAGCGCATTCTTGTAATAACGTTCCACACCCAGCTTGCGCAATACGTTGGCGTCCTCAATCAAAATCCAGTTATCACGGAAAAACCGCAGCTGGCTGCCACGCATTACAAGCAGCTCGGCGTAGTCCATCTCCTGCACCTCGCCAAACTCGGTCCACTCAACGGTGTAGCCGGGGTTGCGGGTCGAAGCATAAAACAAGTTGCCATGGGTGCCGTTCTTGCATTCCACCATGGTCTCATTGGTAATCTTCGCAGTTGCCAAAACATACCTCCAAAATATTCCTTATATAAAAAAGCCCCCGCCTTGCGGCAGGGGTATCGTTCAGCTCAAAATCAGGCAAACTTGTAGCTGCCAAAGTCGCGGTCCAGAATAATGGAAACACCGGTGCGCTTGGTCATCAGGAATTCCTGGGTCAGGTCGGCCTTGCTCATCGGATCACCCATCAGCATGGTAACTTCACCCTCGGTAACGCGCTTCACGGGCTTAGTGTCGCCGGCAAAAATGTAAACAGTGTCGTCAGGCAGAATGAACTCAGTAGAGCCGATCTTGTGGCGCTGCTTCATCGCAACCATCGGGGTGCCGGCAATGTGGCCCAGGTAGCCCATGCTGTACAGGTCACTCTTGGCCTGCTCACCCATGGTAGCAGTGGTAATCTTGCGCAGTGCCTTGCGGGTGCCAACAATCGTAGCGGTGTCGCCGGTAGAAGCCTCAATGTGCTCAATCAGGTCAAGCAGCTTGTCCTCGTTGTAAGAACCGCTCTGGGTATAAACAGGGTCCAGCTTGGTAAACATGCTGGTCCATGCCAGATAAGCGCTGTCCAGATCGTACTGGGTAAAGCTGCGGCCAACAGTGTCAACCAGGTCATTAAAGTCAATGCGACCAGCCAGCACGCGGTTCATTTCCTCGTAAACCTTCACAGCACGCAGCTGGGTATTCACGGTAATGTCCTGGCCGGCTTCCAGGCGCTGACGGCGCACAGCCTGGCTACCTTCAGCAATGTCGGCAACAGTCAGCAGGCACGGCTTGGTGGCATGGAAAATGTTGGTATCACCCAGAGAGGTGTTGCGGTCCTCAATAAAATTGGTAAAGAACTCGTCACCCTTCAGGCCCTCTTCATTGACCTTATCAATCAGAACTTCGGTAATAGCAAACAGGTTGTTGCACTTACCGTCGCGGATATCCTTGTAATTCATGCTGGTCTTGCCATTATTGGCCTCAATCATGGCCTGGCGCAGAACTTCCTGGCTGTCTTTCACGCTGTATTCGCCCAGGTGGCCATGGTAGCCATCAACGGCCAGCTTAATCAGTTTCTCATCCATGTTAATACTCCTTTACATATAAAGATAGGTGTAGGCATAAGCCACACCAGTAATTAGTTATAACTAACTCACTGATACAAAAATCAGGCGATCACATCAACGATGTAATAGGTATACTGGCCATCGCCGAAGCCAACCTTCACAGGATCGTGCTTAATAACGCCAAAAACATTGTCAGCAGACTCAGAATCCTCAATCTTCAGCTTGGTAGAATTGGCAGCAAAAGCAACAAACTTGCCTTTCTGGGGAACACCATCAAAAGCTTCAGCAGTAACACGGAAAGAGTCAGCGGGAGGAACCATCAGATAAACGCGGACGGGCTTGCCAGCCTCATTCTCCCACTCAGGCAGATAATGGGTGCGGGTTTCATCGTAGAACAGCTCAACACCATCAACCAGAGCCAGCATGTAGCGCTTAGTAGTAGCAGAGGGAGCCTCAGCCTTGTAGATTTCGGGGCCGATCGCATCGCCAATCGCAATAATGTTGCCGTTATCAATAGCGGCGGGGCTGCCGTCCTTGTAAAAAACGACGTGCTTCAGGTATACAGGGTTAATGGTACCAGCCATGCCGTCAGTACCAACAACTGCATGTTTAATGTTAGCCATAATATGTAACTCCTTTTTATTCTTCAGTATTTTTCAGGTAGCGTTCAAACAGGTCGCCGTAGCGCTTCTCTGTCTTCTGTGTGCCATTCACGCCAAACCGTACCTTGTTTACCTCACCCTTCTTTTCTTTGGGCGGAACATAACTAAACTCAGCGGCCTTTTTGCCCAATAGCTTGTAGCAAGCATCTTCCAAAACGGTAAACTCCATCGTCTTGTTATCTCGCAGCTTGGCATAATCAGCATCGCCATCCAGCTTCTGATCCATAACGGCAAACAGCTGTTCGCGTTTAGCGCTCTCTTCTTCTTTGGCAGCAGCAGCCTCGGCCGCAACGTAAGCATCATATTTCGGCTTCATCTCGTCATACTCTGCTTTCAGTTCGCTGTACTGCTTGTTGGCAGCCTCCAGTTTTTCGGTCTGCTCTTTGGCCTTGTCGCCCATGGTGCTGTATAGCGCGGGCACGCCAATATCGGCACTGCCTTCATCCCAGGCTTCGTACTTTACCTTCATGCGTTTCTTGCTGGCAAAATCAACTTTCACGTTGTCGCCATCCATGGTAAAGGTAAAGCTGTAGATCTTCCAATCCTGGCAATCCATCACAACGGCAAGATCATCCTGCACATCCTGCAGCCAATAGCGGCTCACTTCATAGCCCCACGGGTCAATCATGGTTTCAGCGCTAATGGCCTCGTTTACTTCGTTCAGCTTGTCGCACAGGTTCAGGCTGTAATCCGCAGCAGGTTCGCCGCCTTCCGGTTCCGCAGCGGGTTCCGGTTCTGCCGGGGTTTCGGGTTCTGCGGGTTCAGCAGCAGGCTCTGCGGCCGGCTCACTTTCCGGTTCACCCTGCGGCTCTTCCGGCTCGGCAGATTTTACTGCAGCCATCTCTTCACACTTCGCTTTCAGTTCCTCAATGGTAATTTCCTCCAAAGAGAACTCCAGCGTAGAAGCGTCAATGCCGTAAGAAGCCAGAATTTCTTCTTTTTCTTTCAAGCAATCGTCTCCTTTCGCAAAATTATCTATCTGAGCCTCCTTGGAGGATTCAGATCTCTGTAAAGCTGTGTATTCCGCCAGCATATCCTTAACCTGGCTCGCAATCGTCGCGGCGGTAAAATTCGCCGTAACTGTGCTGCCCGTCATTGCTGGTCGGATTTGCGGGTCAGTGGTGGAAAGCACGCAGCAGCCATCAAAATCAAAATTCTGCACAACATAGTAGCCGTCTTTATCCACATAGCCTTCCATGTTGGTGATCTCCATGCTCTGCCCTTTCACCACATCCCGCTCAAAAATCCCACAGGAATCGTCAAACTTGGTCCACAGCAACCCGTCAACGCGCAAATATTCCCGTGTCTTTCCTGTGCCGTCATCCCGGCTTATCCAGCGCGGGTTGCAGCTTTCCGGTATCACACCGTAAGCGCTGCCGGCATATACATATCGAATCCCGTCCTCGTCCACAATCAGCTCATGTTCGTGGCCCTTAAAGTCAAGCTCATTATCGTCATTTTGCTCAATGTATCCAAGGATCGGGGTATTCGCAATACTCTTTGCTGCCCGGTCAACTACCTCTTTTTCAAACCGTGATCCGTTCAGGTTGCCGCCAGTATGCAGCACATCAATCGTCACGTTAATAAAACGCGTATCTTTACCCATCACTTCTCCGGTTTTTTCAAAGGTAATTGGCAGGCGGTTCAATCGCTCACTCACATCCAATCACCCCGTAAACTAAAAAAGGCCGCTTGCATAGCGGTCTCTCAAAAGTAATTTCGTTTTTTCTGCTGTGCGGCAAACTCCTGCACAGCCTTCAAATCATCGTCGTCAAGTTCAAAAATATATACTGTATGGCCGCCACTATCGCGCTCTTCCCGCACCAATTTCTTTTTCTGGCGCAGCAAATATAGTACCACGTCACGGCCGCGTACCTTAACTTCGCGCTTCATCGTTCACTCAGCCTCCTGTCGCCAGGTCTTCCTCGCTGCTATTCTCGCCTGCGTCTGTCAGCGCCTTACCCTCACTTGCATTGGTGGGGCGTCCGCCTTCATCTGTCGCGGCATTACTGTCAGCAGCGCTCTGCGTGTTGGAGCTTATCAGCGGTACCTCATTGGCTGACAGGTTCAATACCGTGTTTTCCAGGTACTGCATGTTCTCCACATCGCTTGGGCTGTATCCGCTTGTCGCCATAATGGCACTGCGTACCGGCATTCCATATTGGCCATCTTTTACAAAGCGGTCATGCACTTCCTGCCGGTTAAAATACGTCACATCTAAAATATTTACCTTAAACTTAACTGCCGTCGAAACACTCTTTAATTTACGGTTGATCCAGCGTTCAATCTGCCGCATCATCGCAAACACAATCATCTGGTCATTCACGGTAGAAAGGCTCAGCGTAGAGCTGCTGGGGTCTTCACCGCCACCAAACAAGATATTGTTTACACCCGCCTGCTTCCACATCGAATTTTCGGCTTTTGCCACATCGTCACTGCCGCTTACAGCTCCACTTTTTTCAAAGTCCCAGCTGCTGATCTTCATCGGACTCATAATCGCGCCAATGTTCTCCGGCAACACGTTGCACAGCATGTCGTAAAACTCTTTGCACAGGTCGTAGTCAATCAAAAATGTACCGTCATCCCCCACCGGGATCTCCAGCGCCAACGCCTTGTAATTATTCACTTCACTGGCATCCTTGCTGATCGCCCGGTAGTCTTCAATATCCGCCAGTGCGCTGAACAAGCTCACAAACGGCGGGATCGGTACATATGTCTGCTCGTTTACTTTCAAACAGATAGAATTCTCACTTGACAGCTCCTGCCACTTCAAACCGGAGTCCTTCTGGTACGCACTGTACATCGTGGTAAATTCCGGCGGAAAATTTGGTAATCGCTCACGGTGGGAATCAAAGTAAGAAAAATTGAACGCAAAGTTGTATACACCATCCTCAATGCTGCTGATCTTGCAATAGTCTGCATCCAGCTGCTGGAAGGTGTAGCTGTCGTTTGTTTCCCATGCGTACCCGTAATACACATCATCACGGAACGCCACCATCAACGCCCGGCTGAACTCGTGCCGCAGGTTCATCTTTTCCAACTGTGCCGTCACCGCATAGTAACCTTTTTTGAACTTTTGCAGGTTTACATTCTTGGAATAATCAATGCCATACGGCACCACAATGTAACTGAACGTGCTCATGTTGGCAAAATACTGAATCAGCCGCCTGTAATAGTTCGAAATATTGAACAGGTATTGGCTCATCTGCCGCAGCTGCACTTCATAGTTGGCCGGGTTCGCCAAATAGGTAACAATCTGGCTCTTGGTGTACTTTTTATAGGTAGGATTGTAGTCGCGGTTATTTTCCAGGTCGCGGATCTTCACGTTTGCCAGGTTCGCATATCGCACCTTACTCATAAATTCCGTCAATGGCACAAAGCTTTTCTTGCCGTCCGGGCTGATCATGGCGACCTTTTTCTGCTGTATTTCTTCCATATAGCCGCCTCCTTAATGCCGCAGTCTGGGCGCTCTAAAGTTTATTTCAATTTTCTTATTGCGCATAAAGTTTTTACTCATCATGCGTTCAACCTGCAGCGCAATGTAATAGTTGTAGCTCAGGCTGCTGTAACGGTCCTTGCGTGCGCCGGGCTTCTCATGCACACGGATCAAATTATTCGTTGCTTCATATTCCAGGTTCACCAACTCATTTACAGCCAATCCGGTATTGATATACGGCATCTGCAGCGCCATCTTCTCCATGGGTGAAAGCTTGTCGTAACCTTTAATGTTCGCCCGCAAAATCTCTTCGCAGTCATATTCGGATTCCAAAAACCGGATTCTCCCTTGTTGGATTCCGCTTCGCAACGCAATTGTCACGTCATTATTAAACTGGCTGCTGCCCATGATCGCCCAAATCACCTTGGGTGCCGTCTTGTCGGGGCACCGCTCCTGGAAATCCGGGTTATTGCAGCAGTTCAGCGGTGGGTATGTCTCGCCCGTCTCTGGGTCATAGCACTCGTGCATCAGCAGATCCATAATGGGGGCACCAAGACCCTTTGCGTCAATGCCAATATAGTCACACTCAAAATACTTAAAGTAGCGGCGTAGCTTCAGCACCAAATCCTGCGTAATAATACCCTCGCAATTTTCGGTGTACACCATGTTGCTGGTACACTTGCCTGTACTGTCTGGCACCAAACTGTTCAAAAAGATGCTTGTGGCGTCATTATCGCGGCGCTTAGAACTCATCAGGGCAATATCAACGGTCAAAATCCGCTTCTCACCGGTCTTCTTGGCCGGCAACTGGCAAGCCGCCTTATTGTTCAAAATCATGTTTGGCGCATAGAACGCTTTTATGATCTTGCGCTGCTTGTTAATGTCGTCAAAGCTAAATAGCCCTCCGTCTGTCGTGCCAATAAACAGCGCCTCATTTTCCATGCGGAACCGTATGTCAGAAAACGTCGATTCTGTCATCTCGTCTTCTACCTGGCTCTTCAGCAGCAGGTTTTCCTTAATACTCATCTGGTACGGGAATCGGAAACAATAGTAATTTTTCGTGGTGTCAAACATGTTCACAAAGTAATCCTTGCACAAATCCCATGACCAGTGCTGTTCAAACCATGCAGAGCTTAGGTACATCTGCTGGTTGCGTTCCGCCAGGTGGGCATACTTGGGGTTATCCATGTAGCCGGGGTGGCGGATATAGTTCAAAAACTTCTTCAAAACCAGATCCAGCACTTCCTTGTCAACCATGCGGTACTCGTCAATAATCAACAGGCTCGCACGGCCGCCACGGGCAGTATCTGCGGCGGTCACAACCTCAATCACGCTGTCATTGCGGAAGGTTATCTTCGCCACACTCTGGTTTATCGTTATATCTTTTATCTCACTGCGCAGTAATGGGCTTCGCGGCACCAACTCCTGCTCAATCTTTTTCAGTACCAAGCTGCCCTGGTTTCGCGTTTTGCTCGCAATCACAATCAAGCTGCCTGGGTACAAGATCGCTTTCCAACAGCAGAAAATTGCACATAGGAACGTCTTGCCTAGCAATAATGTTATCCTACCGGCTTTTTATCCGGTAGTTCTTATGGTTTCCCATAAGTTCAGCATACATTTTCACCCTCTAAGGGTGCCGGGCACTCGTGGGCGGATTATATTCTGTCAGTAACAGGTTCACTGCCTATGCGTTACAATACCTCCTTCTATTAAAAAGGTAGGTTATCTCGGTATTAGCATTTTACAGCCTCTACCGATTTTGTCCGGTTCTCTCAAGCTGGTTTCCCAACCTGGGGGCCTAGTGTTGACCACGCGCCGCTATAAAACAAAAATTTGTGCATAGCGCCATGCAATAAATCAAAATTTGTTGGAACATCTTCAGGTTTACGTTCAAATAATCCTTGCAAAACCTCTGCGGGTTCGCTCGGTAAAAGCTGGCCCACAGCGCCACGGCATTCATGATCCGGCTTGTCTTATCTTCCGTAACCTCTCTTGCAGTTTTCTTCACCATTCAGGCACCACCTCACTCTCCGGGGGTGCCAAAAATGGCGTTGCGGATGCTCTCGTTCTCTTCCTCTTCTCCGCCGGTGTATTCAGGTCGGTGCGCCGTATAAGGTGCCATGCCTTCCTCGTATTCTTTCTGCCACGGGTTCTTGATTTTGAACAGTTCCATCATTGGCCCTGTCACCCAAGTGCGGAAATATTTGCCAATCCCATCCACATCTTTCCATTCAGGCGCAGCTTCCGGGATCGGCTTTTTGTCTTCCCACTTTTTAATCAAGGTGCCAAAGGTATTTGCCTCTGCCAGCGCATTATCGTTCGTCTGGTTTGGCTTAATATTGGCGCTGCCCAGCAGGTTCTGCAAAGTATCGCTGGCCTCTTTTACCTTCTTGGTGTCACCCGTCTGGTATGCCTTGGTCAGCATAATCTGCGCCATACTGATTGCTTTGAACAATTCTTCCTGCGCCTTTGTGGAGCACTCATACCGGGTAATCCAGTCCTTGTACTCATTGTCCAACCGCACATACTCAGCCTCGTTGAACCCTGGCCCCCAAAACCCAACCATGCGCTGGCTTACCTTGCCGCCGTTTGGTCGTGTCTCGCTGATATCGCTCACATCATTGATCACCCGCCCGTTGATTTCTTCCAGGTAGGTATCAAAGGTCTTGCCATGGTTCTGGGTCATGTTGCAATGTCTGATCCAAGCTGTCATCCGGCTTGTGTTCGGGGCGTGCTTTGCCGTGCTTTTCAGCAGTCCCTCGCTGTAATAAATGTCAAACAGCATGCACACCCGCTTCATGGCCTCATCCTCATTGCCCAGCGCCTGGGTATAATGGTCAACCAGCTTGTCCATGCAGCTTTTGCATACCGGGAAGTAATGGTTGTTCCCTCGCCACAGCTCGCTTTGCGCAGGGGAAAAATTATCCTTCTGGTGCATGAACCGCTTGCCGCAACAGGCGCAAACAAAATACGCAGGCCCATCGTCCTCTGCCATCATGCGGCGGATCTTGGCCTGCGCTTCTGCGTTTTCTCGTAAAATTGTAGCTTTATTTTTAGAGCCTTTCGGTCTTCCGGCCATGTTCAGTCACCCGCCTTATCGGCGCGGTTCCCGTTCTCATCATAATCACGGAAGTTGTTCCGGCACTCGTTCCAAAACTCCACCACATCCATCAATTTCTGGCTGCGCTTAAACACACAGTAGCTTGTCTGGGTAATGGGGTTCATCTGCCGGCTCTCATAGCTCAAACCAAACGCCTTCAAAAAATTCGTAAGCCGCGCCGAATAACTGCAAAAGTATTCGGGCTGCTTCTTCTCATACTCACCCACTCTAAAAACCATCCCCTCTCATCAAAAAATCCCACGCTCTAATCCAGCGTAATATCATAACAGCAGTCCACGCCGTAAGCATTCACCACCAGCACGTTCTGCTCCGGTTTATTTCGCAATCTCTTATCCATGCAGTAGCTGTCCGCGCCATCCACACAGCCGCTTTCGTATACTTTCGTATCGTATACAGTCGTCAGGGCATTGGTGTGGCGGTGTCCCATCAGCACAATGTCAGGCTTATCACCTGTCATCATAGTCAAGGTCTGCACCACGCTGCCCGGTGTGTCTTTGTCACCATGCACTGCATACACCAGTCGACCGCGTACCATAAAGTCCGCAATCGTCTCGTCAATCGTATTCTGGTAGGTTTCTACATTGCCCAGTGCCGCACAGCGTGCGCCCACAATATAAGTCACAAGCTTGTCCAGGTATTCACCGTGCTGGTTATCCTCCTTGGCAGGGAACACCCGGCTGTGATTGCCCGGCACACTATAAATGTATACACGTTCAAACATACGGCTCAGTTCGGCCACAAACCAACTCACGGCTTCCCCGGCGCTGATTACCTGGTCCACTACATTCTCGTTGTTTTCCAGCCGGTTGTTCAGGTGGATCTCACCGTTTACCAGGTCGCCGCCCAGCACCAAAAAACAGTTCTGGCCATTGTGGCGCTGCTGGATCACATATACCTTTTCCGCATAGCGCTTCAGCCGGGCACGCAGCACCTGTTGGTCAAAACTATTGTAAAGGTTCTCAATCTTGACTCCCGCATGCAGGTCGGTCAGGTGAACAATCAGGTCGGTCGTCAGTGCTTCTGTACTAACTACCCCAATGTGTTCAAAAGTCTCCGGCTTATAAGCGCTGAATCGCCGTTCAATCAGCTCTCGCATGCTCTCTCCACGGGCTTGTACCCGCATCAGACGGCTCACTTCATTGCGCTCATCTCGCAGCTTAACCTTTTCTTTCTCCAGCTCGCGGCGCTGCTCTTTAATCTCGCCCAAAATCTGCTGGGCGTCACTCAAGTTAGTTTCACTGGCGTGCGCCAGAATGCTGAACGCCTTCCAGTTCTTGCGGTATACGCACTCATCCTTGTCCTGGCCCAGCTCTTTATTGATCACATCCGCCACATCGTCCCAGGTGCCAATCTGGTCCTTGGCAGCACAAATGCGGTAGATGTATTCATTGTCAGTTTCCTTGGCAAGCTTGTGCAGTTCAAGCATTCACGTCACCCCGTGTATTCACAATTCCGGTGCGGCGCTGGTCACGCTCCATCTCAGCCAAAGCTTCCTGCGCAAAATAGTTGTTGGGCAAAGCCTGCAGCACATACGGCAGCTCGTCCACCATCGTCTTGTTCACGGTCGTAACCATATGCACACCGGGGAACTTCTTGCGCAACATTTTTGCTTCTTCCTTAGAAATAACAATCATCTTCAAAAATCTCCTTATAAAAAATAATCTGAGAATAAAAGAACCCCCGGCCATAATGGTCAGGGGCACTCCACCCTCTATAATCATATATAGGGGGTTTTCAGCTTCAAGCGTTACAAGGTATTATTTTTGTTTCTGTAGCGGGTCACGCGAGCCAATGTCTTGGCGTTTTTCTCCAATTCCGCGCAGGTCTTGCAGTAGTGTGTCTTGGCATTCCACGCGATCTCTTCCCCACACTTTTCGCAGTACCGGTTGTCAAACAGCCCAATCTTTGCGCACAATTTATCCATATTCAACCGGTTGTTCTCTGCCGTCACATCCCAGCAGTGAACACCTTCGCTTTTGTGATCATAAAACGGATACTCATACAAACAGCCAATCCGCCCCGGACCCGGCTTGCAAGTAATTCGGTTCAATATACCGCACTTGTCACTCAGCACATCCAGCTCCACCGGCGCTTCATAACCGTCCCACCAGTTCGCGCCATCAATATGTATCGTTGTCACATCTCGCCCAAAGCAAGAGCAAAACTGTTTGATCCTGTATCGGTTCATCAGATCCAGCGTGTCACTACCATTCAGCCGGCACATAACAATCACGCCAAGCAAAACCTTCACCTGTCGCTGCGTCAGCCCATAAGTACGTATCGCCAGCCGGATGTAAGTCAGGTCACTCTCATAAAGGTAGATCTTGTCAACCTGCCGCAGTCCACACTTCTTCAGCTGTTTTTTCTTGTACTGCTGGATTAGGTCCAACCGGTCATACTGCCTTATGTACTTGGGGTCTGTATGGGCCAGCTGCATATCTGCACAAAAATCTGGCTCATACCCACTCTGCGCCAACAACCGCCGTAACAACCGCGGGCTTTCATTGTAATCGTCAAAGTTATCCAGCAGCATCTTTTCATTGCAATAATAGCTGTAATACATTACCCCTCTCCTCCTTCAATCGGTTCAATGTTCAGTTCGTTGCCAACCGGCACCAGGGCATAACGCTTGCCCAAGTACTCGTATTCACCGTCATCGCACAGCTGCGGCAAGCAAATGTTCACCTGCTGGATATTCTCCACAATGCCGGTGCCGGCCACCACCCACATAAACTTCTTGCTGCGGCGGGGGTATTTCTGGTAGCAAAGCATCACGGCAATGTTGGCCAGTTCTTTGGGGTCAAGGCAAATCTCTGCACACCGGGCACGGAACTTGTTATAGTACAGCTGCCAGTCAACCTCAAAGTTGGCGGCAAACTCCTTTGTAACGCCCTCAGCCTCCAGCTCATCTTTGAACCGGTCAAAGTAACGGCAATGGTATTCAGTCTCTGCCAGCTCGGCTACCGTTTTATTAAACTCAAAGTAGATTTTTTCAATCGCATCAAAATGCTCCTGGCTAAATCCCACCTCCGCGTCAATCATAATTGTGTAATCAAACCCGTCACTCCTTTTGTGGCGCAGCCCGTCCGCCCACTTTTCAATAACCCAACACATCTTATTCATGTTGCTGTGGGCGCAGCTCAGGCGCTTCATCCGCTTATAGTACGGACTTGCATACTTCATAAAATACGGCAAAGGTCTGCCATACTTGGCAATCTGCCGCGGCACCGGGTACAACACACCGGTTTTTGCAAAATCGCATTCTTGCTTGTGGACTATATCATCATCTCACACTCTTGGCGTGTATGAGAGGCTGGCACTTCCACGCCGGATTTTCACCGGATCGCGTACATCCCTTGCGGGCTAGTCTCTTGACCTTCCTTATTATATGTATAAGGCTTGGCACAGGATTGTATCAACCATGATAGTTTCCCTGTTAGCACACAGACAAAACGCCATTTCCTGCGTTTCCACATTTGTCCTGTGTACACCCTGCTCTTGCAGGTTCACCAGCTGTTTCCACTGCGCGTCACCGCACAGGGCCACCGATTCTTGATGGCTTTCGTTTTTTCAATTATCCCGTATGTCACCATACAGGCCAGACTATCTCTTCCATGTTTCCATGGCCACGCGCTTGGCGTCCGGGCTATCATCTCCCGGCCTACAGGGCTACACTCATCACCCCTAGTCTTTACACCTTCAGTAATTACCAGTAACTGGCAATCAAAGCTTGGCACGGTATTGTCTTTACGCTGTATTGTAAAGAGTTTCACCGTTAGCCGCCCATTAGGCGACACTGCTGATAAGGCATTCACGCGGTTTTACAACGGCGAAGCCACCGTTGGTTATGGAGAGCAGGTCAACATACCGGGCGTATGTTTCTTTCTGCTTCTCGGTTTTTGGTGTTTTGTTGTGGTAGCAGCTCGCGTAATTGGAAATTTCACCAATCAAACTCTTTAAGCTGCGCATAATGCACGCCGTGCGGTTCTGGATCGTGTCCTTCTCCGCCAGCGCAGTTACTTTATCTTCAATGTCAATTACAATTTTTGCGTTCCTGTCCACACCCTTCATCATCAAAGGGCTATTTAATACTAGGACCAAATCCCCGTCGTACACACCTACGTCATTTTTTGCAGGTGTAGACTATATCTTCTACCGGTCTCCCGGCAGCGGTGCGCTCCAAACTGCGTGTCAATAGCAGCCTTGCTCTGGTACACTCATCCCAGATAGTCGTTGCAGCTCGTGTGTTAGCTATTATTCTTTCCAGGTATATCCTTTTACAATGTTATCCATCGTGCTTCGAGACATATGGTATTTAGCAGCAAGTGCTGGGATGTCAGGCGTCATAGTATATTCTTTCCGAATAGCCCTTACCGTTTCCCAGTTTGTTTTAGCCCTGCCATTATCTTCACCAGCATGGCGTTTATAATGCCCTTGCCTACTAGAGTGCTCAACATTCGCTTGGTGTGTTGTCCACTCTAAATTCGATGCAACATTATTCGCCCTGTTAAAATCTATATGATTCACTTCAGGATAACCATTAGGGTTTGGCACAAACTGTTCAGCAACAATACGGTGAACCTTAACCCTTGAATGTCTATTCGTCAAAGTGCCTAGAGTTACTTCCATGTAGCCATCGTGGTTCACACGCTGCTTCAATTCACCGCGTTCTGGACCAATAATTGTTCCGTCATTATATATAAGGTAATCAAGACCATAATAATTGGCTCTCTTATATTCTCTTTCCATCTTTCCACCTCCTTTTTTATAAAAAATCACACAAGCCACAGGATTCTCCTGCCGTCTCTCAGGCAGGCATTCCCTGTTAGCAGCCCATATGGGCCACACCCCTGACGAGGGGTTCACACCGTTCCAAATGCTGTGTTACCACAGCCCCGGACCATCATTCGATCCGCGCCATTTAATCTCTGCGGGGTAATACTCTTGCAATTAACAATCAACGTGTTCACCAACTGGCCGCAATATTTTTCCAGCAGCGGGTTGGTCACGCCCTTCAGGATTACATGCTCGCTCTTGCAAATGTGTGGGTTGCGTTCAATCAACCGTTCGCCAAGCGTTGTTCCTGTTCTGTCAAAACTGTAAAACTCATCCGCCTCCAGCGCTCCCTTCAAGGGTAGGCCGGCAATATGTTCCATCAGCATAATCAGGTCAGGCACTAAGAACTTAAAGCTACCGCGCAGCCACAACTTGCCGCACTTCATGTCATCCTTATATTTTCCAAGCAAGTTGGTTATGTATTTTCGCACCCCCTCCTCTTTCAGCATCTCCGGGTTCTTCAAAATCGCCGCGCAATAATTATTCAGCGGTTTGTGCCGGTCAGCCAGCATGCCCAAAAAGCAGTAGGTGTATACCGGGTCACCGTTCTCAATCTTTTCAACCCAATCAATGCTGTAATCTGCCAGATGCTCAAACTCGTCTACCGGCAAATCCAGGTCCTGCAAAATCTGGTAGTTGCCGCGGGTGTATAGCGGTTCTGTGTCAATGTCAAACTGCCACTTTGCAATGCCAATGCAGTGCTTGTTCTTCTTGAACTGGTACCAGTATTCTTCCCAGTCCGCAATCGTGCCGGTCTTCTTAAAATACTTGTACCCCTTGTACATGCTCTCACACGCAATAATCTTGGGTTCAGCCCCTGGGCTGACATCATGTTCCACGCCCCAAATGTCTTTGATGAATCGTACCCCGCGTTCTGCAAAAAACGTTTCATAATCCATCTGGTTCAGTACACCCTTAAAGTACGGCATCCGCCACACAACACTGGTCACAGGTGTTTCACTGCCCAACCGCCGCTGTATCTCCTGCATAATCTTGGGGTGTGCAATCCCGCAGCCATCAAAGGCGTTTATCTCAATGTCGCGGGTAGTTTCTGCAATGTCTTTCTGCACCCACTCACGGTCAGCCCCGGTCTTGCGGTCTTTGAACTGGATCTTGCGGTCATATACATATTTAATGTTCTGGTTTGGTATGGTCACAAAACAGTCCGGCACCACCACAATGGTCGGGTACCAGTTCTCAATGCAGTGGCAGCTGGAAAAGCACAAGCCACGGTAACTCATCATTTTTGCGAGCACGGTTTTGTCTAGCTGTATTCCCATCGTGATTCTCACGTCAAGGTCGTGGGCCAACCGCCTGTCCACAAAGCTCAAGATACCCTGCCGCACCATACTGGCGCTGCGTTCACTCAGCACAAACTCTTGCTTTCCAATCTTAAACCCGTGCTGGATCAACCGCTTCATGGCCGCCTTCTTGTTCTGGCCACCCACGCAATCCACAAACACAACAAACCGGTTGTACTCGTTGTTCTCGTATGTAAGCAGCCGGATCTGCCGGAACAGCATGTTGTCACCCTGCTTTACATAAAAGCGCTCTTCCTCCTCCTGGCTGATCTGGATGTTATAGTCATGGTTAATAATGTAGGTCAGGTTCAACTTTCGCACAATATATAGTGGTGGTGCGAACATTACTCGTCCTCCTTGTTATTCGGGTTATCCTCTTTGTTCTCGGCTTTTTCCAGGTTGTAAATCTTTTCAATGCTAACCCGCCCGCTGTCAAACGCCTCACGGGAAAGTGCCGCCCACAGCAGCGCGTACAAAACCGGCAGCGCCACAAAAATTCCAACCGTGGCCATAGTGCCCAACATCTGCAACGCCAGCCGGATCACCACGATGCAGCTTCCAACCAGCACCATGGCCTTAAATCCCTGCCACAGGTCATGCAGAAAATTTGTCAGTATCAACAAAGTTTCAGCTTCTTTCTTGTTCAAAGTTTTATACCTCCAAAAAAATATTTTTATTGTTGGTTAAATCGCTGAATTAAAAAAGATACTAGAGATTAAATGTGGCTTGCTTTCATCTGGCACAACAATATTGGGGCCGTCATTATTCAATACTTTAATCTCCGGCGTTGTCATCTCTTCTGTCATCTCAGCACCTTCACCTTTTCCCTTTGACGGCTTACAGCTACCAACGGGATACCACCGGGAATGCTCTTTTCCTGGTTTTTTACGGTACCTGTCTTGTGCATTCCAGATGGCCTTAGCAGGGCCTTCTTCATCGCACAGCAGATTCAAAGCAACCATCATATCGGGTTTGCCTTTCACACCAATTCCTTCAGGAATCACTCCGTAACAAGGCGTAACCAACCCTAAACTATGAAGATCTTTAACTGCGTTCGTTAGCGTTCCAGTATGATAACGTAGTTCTGTAGCCACACCGCTTAAAACTCCCACCCACACAGGGAGTGTGCCTGAGCTTTCGTTGATGTAAGTTTTCTGCCACAATGTACGGCGGTAGTTAAAGTAAAGATACACCCTAAACAAGGTTTCCGCCCCACGCCCATCCGGGCATTCAGCCAGAACTAGCTTGCGCAAAACGTGGTACTCTTTACATCCAAGAAGAGCAAAACTGAACGTTCCATTTCCCGTCATAAACACATCTTTTATATCCGGGCAGAAACGGTATCGAAACAGCTCTGAAGGCTTACTAGAATCAAAATCCTCTGTATGCACTACTCCACCCTCTTCAAGATACTGTATCGCCTTAATCACTCGGTTGTGTTGTTCTCTTCTCTTCTTGCCAACCCCAAACGTGCCTGTTGTGTTTGTAATCTCAGCGATTGTAGCAATGGTCCAGATGTCTTCTTCATCCTCGTAAACTGGCACTGCCCGCATATAAAGCGCCAAATAAACGGGTAGGATTTCTTTTACATCTTTCAAAAAAATCAGATCAGCGGGCACCTGTATGTAAAAATCATTGATCCGATCCTCCTTAATAAACATTCTTACTTATCGCTCCTAATCATTAAAATCGCCCTGAAAATTGCGTGTTATTGCTTGCGTTAAAAAAGCTCTGAGGCCCTGTTTTGAAGGGTTTATTCAGAAAACGGCCTAAAAATTGCGTGTCATTGATAGCACTAAGGTTCAAAACCACCCCCTAAAACTGCGTGAAAATAGGATGTAATTATAAATCTCTCGTTAATGTTATAAGCGGCTCGTTTCCCCGGCGTTTGTTCTTGTGTGGGCGCATGAGGTCGTTCTCTTGGTTGTTACTGCGTTCCTGCAAGTTACTGCGTTCCGCTTTCGTAGTTGCGTAAAGGTTGTTATGGTGCAAAGGGTTTGGTTCAATCGCGTCCTTGAGTTAATGCGGTAAAGTTGTGTTTCGTTCCTTTTTTAAGTAAGGGCTTGGTTGAATCGCTTCCTTTAGTTCTTCGCGTTTTTTGTTTGTGTAGCCGCACCTCATAACTGTGTGGGCGCATGGGTTTTGGTGGGATCGTTCCTTGGTTTTTTCGTTCCTGGTTTTATACAATCGCCCAGCGCTTTTAACGCATCTTCACGGCTTATGTATTGCATGTCGCATCTCCTTGTATTGTGGCTCACAGCGCGTCCCTGCGCGTCTCAGACCATGTTATACCGTGCGGTGTCGCGGTTTATGAATAGATCTCTGGTTCCGGCATTATCGGTTCATCAAAACAGCCCAACCCAAAATCTCCCGGCCAATATTCGCCCTGCAGCCATTCGCTCTGGCTCTGAATAATCTCGTCCAGGTTGTCAGGATCTTTCACCAGGTTCATTGGCATCAGCAGCGGAAGGTACTCACCTCCGTCATCCATGATAGTGAACAAGCTGGCTAGATCGTCTGCCGTTGCGCTTTGTAACTTTTCAAGTCTTGTCATGTGGTTTATACACCTCCTTAGCCCGCCGCACAGGCGTTTCCAGCTCGTATCTTAACTGGGCTGAATAATTTGTTTCTGCCATCAAAGGCTGATCATAGGGGCTTGCAGGGCCATGTCCACCAATGGGGTTAATTTTATCCATCGTTGTCCACACATCCCGCGCCAGCATCAGTTCAATCGTGTCCATGACTTCATCCAGCGTTTTCTCGCCGCACAGGTGCGCACAAAGCAGCTTGCCAAGCTCCCAATGACTTTTATTCGGCATGTCCTTTATCACAGAACCCCTCCTTTGTTGTCTCGCAGTCATGCAGCGTGCAGTAGTATAAATCTGGGCGTATAATGGAGTTCACAACCTCGTCACAGTCCTCACACCGCACATATTTTGTCATGGTGGGTGCCGCATCAATGGCTTCCAAAACCCGCTGCACACCATCCAGATAAGCCTGCCATTCGGCCTCTGAATACTTCGGGTCGCGCTCAATGCAGTACGCCTCAAACTCCTCCGCATCAATCAGTCGTGCCATAAAAATTTTTCCACCTCATTTTTCGTTTTTATTGTTCACGGAATTTTTACATGTGAACTTTTTGTAACATTTGTTGGCGATGTGTTGTGCTGTTGTTGTTATCTTCCACGCGCCAAAAATCAACAACGTACAGTTAATCCCCAACATCAACAGCAAAAGCGGTCCATATATGTAAATCATCAGTATAGCGTCCACTGTAGATTCCCACGCCTCGTTCATATGCTGCCTCCAGTACCCAAGTCCTGCATCATCTCGTCGGTCAGGTAGTACACCGTGCTGGTATACCGATCTTCGAACGATCCGTTATCATATGTGGTGCGGTCGTAAAAGTCGGCCTTGTAGCTATTATCTTCATCAGAATATTTTATGGTGACGTAATCTACATCCTCGGTTTCTTCTTTTATGCTCCCATCATCTTGTATCACGCCGCAGTGCAGGTATGTGTCAGCGCCGCAAATGCCGCCATACCGGTTTGTATACGGTCGCGTTTCAAGGAATGCGTAGGAGATTTTGTGTGTGGTATATACAGTAGTTGTGTCTACAGCCTTTGGCGCTTTAGCTTCTAAGTCAATGCCTAAGTGTACAGCAGCTCCAGCAGCCAATACCGCAGTGGCCACAGCGCAAGCGTGAGTTATAGCACTGGCGATTTTTAATTTTGACATAAAGTTTCTCCTTATTAGTTGCAGTCTAGGATCTCGAAACTGTCAAGTAGAGCACCGAACGAATTCTCCCAGTCCTTATAGTTTTCGGGTGTAACATCTGTTACTGGGTTAAGCACAATCCAGTCGTGCAGCTGCCGCATCTCGTCAAGCAATAATTGCAGGTTACTGGCAGTCTCTTTCTTGCGGATTTCAAATTCTTCATTGGTCATTAGTGTATTCCTCCTAGATCTGGGAAGTATTTGCGGCGCTTTTCATAGTTAATACAGGTAATTTCGGCTTTATCACGCAACCCGCTTATATCGCAACGAACAAAAAACTTGCCATAGTTTTTGCAGTGTTTGCAGTATAAACATAAGCTGGACGTGTAGTCTTCAGGCCATTCTGTAAATAGCGTGCAATGGGCAGGTTGTTCTATCGGCTTCTCTTCTAGTTCGCAGACAATCCGGCTATCAGTCATAATCATCCGACAGTAACAGCAATTCTTGCATGTAGTTTTTTCTGCCTGTTCTTTAGCTGTCTCAGCTTTGCGTTCCTGCTGTACTCTCAGCCAGCCATAGGCGCACACACTAGCCAAAGCGCAAATCTTTATACCCGTATAAATTGTTTCAACCAGCATCGGCCATGTCCTCAGTATCGTCCGACATACCAATCAGTCCTTCGGCTTCCATCAGCAGCCGGAATGTCTCGCGTCCCTTGGGCGTAATCAGTGTCTGGGTCCCGGCATGCCCGTTACCGCGGTTCACAAATTCCTTGATCTCAAATAATCCATCGTTGCGCTCCGCATAAGCTTTGAGTTTGCCCTGTGTGTCACGGTACAGGTACTTTTTGTCTAGTAGGAACTGAACCAGCACAGTTTGTTTGATATGTAATTCGCTGGCAAAGGTTCTGAAATTGGTCAGCAGATTCCGATCGATCACGGCATCGAAATACTGTGCTTTGCCAGACATTTCAGCGTTCTCGCTTTCCAACTGTTTGTTCGCAGCAGCCAATTCTTCCAGTCGCTTAGTGCGGGCTTCTAATGTTTTCTGAGCCACCAGTAGCGCTTGGCTCATTAGCTCAGCGTCTGTCATGGTTTCTTGTCCAGCAATGTAGCCGCCGTTTTTGCGGATGGCCGGCAAGACCTCCGCGGTAACCCAGCGTTTGAACTGTTTTGCGGTGGGAAGTTTACTGGAAAGAATCAAGCTGTACAAGCCGGACTCGTTGATAATTGTTACGTTTTGTTTACCGCCAGGGGTCATCAATTCAGTGACCCCTTTATCTTCAGAATCAACATGATTTGTTACAGCGTTAGCAAGAGATTTTCCCTTTCCATAACCAAGTGCAGCAGCTACATCCTTGCCTACAAACCACGGCTCGCCGTTCATCTCCACCGTGCGCACATCGTTATTTTCGTATTTGAATACCTGCAAATTTCCCATAAAAAATCTCCTTGTAAAAATATGGGTGTCACTGTCCTTGACCCCATTATTCAAAATCAAGTTTGCCTACTGGTTTTCAGCTGCCCCGCCATAATTCAATCGTCATGCCGCGTCTCTTTTATTCCGGCAACGGCCGGTATTTATTCATATCGCAGTAACCGCTCATGGCGTTCATGTCGTGCAGCATCTCGCTTACTACCTCGTTCCGGTCAAGGCCATTGCGGTCTGCATAATCTACCATGTCTTCAAACATTACGGCGATTGTATGGGTGTAATCCTTAATGCGTTCCGTCTGTGGCTGTACGGAATATCTAAAGCATGTCTGTTCCATTGTTAAAAATCTCCAAAGTTATTATTCAAGAATGAGGATTGGTAGTAGCTGTAGCGCTCGGCTCCATATGGTCGCCAAAATAAAAAATTTATGTACGCCCTTGGCCCCTACCCAGTGGTCAAAACTTTCATCAAAGCTGTCACTATGTACTGCAGCCGGCACCTGAATAATACAGGGCACTTTCTGCGCCACCATATCGTCTTTGCACCAGCCGCTGTTGCAGGTCCCGCAGCAAGGTTCCAGTACCAGATCGTCAAACGGGAACATCATATCGCAGTAGCCTTTGATATATTCGTCATAGACTCGTTCTGCGTTATGTTCATACGGCGTATCGTTCCAGTCATCGCCCTACCATTCCGCCATGTCATCATCACCCAGGTAGAACCGTACCAGGTTGCCCTTGCGTTCAAAGTCGATAATTTTCATGCCTGAGTTTCCTCCTTGGCGGCTTCATGTTCAACCTCAAACATCTTGGTCATATCTGTCGGGAATTCATGTCTGCTGTACATAGCCGCCGTCCGCCGCACCAACTCGCACGGATCAGGATTATTTGCCCCAAACTCCGCGTTCAGCTCGTCTTGCGTCACCGGCCACTTAAAGCCAAAGTCTTTGCGCTTGATTTTGCACAGCGGCGCTCCTTCATGCCAGAACACGATGCCCTCCATGGCGGTCAACTCCAACCCGCGCCGGATTCCCTCAAAGCTTAGGTTTGGGATATCAATACTGATCGTGCCATGCCGCACCAGCACGTCCTTGTCCAGCCCGTAGGGATTCTTCTGGAAGTGCGGACCAATCGCCTCATAAGTTGCATTCGGCAGGTCATCCCAGCTGTTGTTTCGCGCCTCCACAAACCATTTGTCCGCGGGGTTATCTGCCGCCACTTTCACCCAGTGGGGCCAGTGGCCAGTTACCGGGTCTGGCTCGTCACACGGGATCGCGCCCTCCGGTACTGCTCTGCCCGGCTTGGCATCAAAGCGCTTGTAGAATTCGCCGTTAATAATCGCGCAGCAGGCACCGTCAAGCTTCAATGTGGCAATGCTCTCATCCGTCAGCGCCGCCTCACAACCCGGCGTAATCTCGTCACGGATTCCGGTAATCTTGTGGCCACTGAATTCGCGCTTATATAAGGTAGGGATCTTCTTCATTGGTTTTTACCTCCAAAACTTTGTTAATTATTCAAGTGTCAATCTTAATGTTGCGCATAACGACATCGGCAATAGGGGTGCCCGTCAATGCGCACAGGCAGGCGTAACGGCCAATCCATTCATTGAAGTCTACATTCTCGTTAAAGGTGATTTGCACATAGTTGGCAGAATAGCCATGACTTTTCGCCCATGTGTCCGGCGTGCCATTGTCGCATTCCAAGCAAACGCGCTGGCGGTCTGGATCTGATTCAATAAACCAAACCATGCTGACACCCTGCTCACATAGCGTGGCCATCATTTTCCGGGCGCTCAGTTTTGCGCTGCATGTCTCTGCCGTGCTCCAGCGGCTCGTCCGGTTGGCTTGGTACTCTGCGCACGCATCATCCACGGCCTTATGTGCTGCCTTTGGGTCGCTCACATCAATCGTCACACTGCGTAGCGTGGTTGGCTCTGGTGTAACAGCCGGTGTCCCACATTCCTCCGGCGTAATTAACGTACAGCAGTTTGGGTCAAGCTTCAGCTCCCTGACCGCCAGCACACCGCTCGGCTGCAGCCACCGCCCATAGGGGATCTGGTTGTCCACCACTTTGGTAATAACAAACGTATCGCCCTCGCAGGCCAAATATTGGTGTATACCCGCCCGGTGTGTTTTGATAATTCGCACCTTGTCGCCCGGTTTTACCAAACAATATCTAGCGGAGCTATTGATGGTGCCTGTGTTGTGATTTTCCATGAATTATTTGCCTCCTTCATTTGCGAAAACTTGTATTTAGCAAAGGTAAAAAAGTGGGTGCTTGCCAGGCACCCAAATTTAATGGGCATTGCTATATAGTAGCCAACGGCGGCACTCCCAACACTGTATCTACCGCCATTGCCGTTGCATCAATCTGTTCCTGACTCAAGCCAATGTAGCGCATCGTAATGCTCTGGCTGCTGTGGTGGAACTTGTTTTGCAGCGTTTCCATCACCTGGCCAGCCGGCAGCCCGGCCTCTGTCATGGCGTGGTTTGCAGCATAGCCATAGGTCTTGCGCAGGCTGTGGGTACTAATATGCTCTTTAATGCCGCACTCTTTGGCCGCTTGGTTCAAGATCCGCCACACCTGGGTTTCGTCCAGCGGCTGCGGCACTCCCTTGGGGCTGCGCATACTCTGGAACAATGGCCAGCCTGGCTTCAGCACATTCATGGTTCGGCCCCGCATCTCTTCAATCAGGGCGGTAATCGCGCCTGCTGCCAGCGGGGTAATCAGGTCATTGGTACGCTTGTCGGTCTTTTCATTGATAATAATTACGCGGTGGCGCGGGCAGTTGTGCTCACAATCCCACACATCATCAACGGTAAGGCGTAAAAGATCGCCCACACGCAGGCCCAGTGTCACACCACATATAAATAAGGTATAGTTTCGCTGCCTGTTATACGGGCGTCCCTGGGTGTGCAGGTAGGTGGCTATGGCGTTAAAGTCCTCGCGGCTGCGGATCGGCTCTGCTGGCGTTGGTTTTGCCACACCATTGGTTTTTACCAGGCTCAGTTTGGGCTGTGCATAGCGGGCGGCACGGGCTTTCTTACTGCGGCTCCGCTGGCGCGGCTGTGGTGTTTCGCGTACCAGCTTATAACCCATGGCGGATGCCAGCTGTTCCATCAGGACGTTGTGGCCATCAGCATCGGCGCTTGCCTGCATCATTGCCATCAGTAAGCTTGCAGCACCTTGTAGGTCCAACCCACCCTTGGCCTCTGTGGCTTCCTGCATCGTAACTGTGCGGGGAATAAAGTGAGCTACGCTGTTTCTTTTTTTCATAGTGGGCTTCCTTCCTGTGTGGTGTGTCCTGCGGAGCTTTATCCTACGGAGCTTTATCTTATGGTTCTATTATAGCACTGCTAATTACAAGAAGTCAACAGTGGCAAAAAATAAATTTCAGGAGAAAGCGTAACACAGGCTCCGCCTGTATGGGGCGGGGGTTAGCTGCGCTTGAGGCATTTTCAGGTTCCACCTGTAGGGGCGGGGGTTTAGGCTGCGGTTGTATGGGCGGGCGTTTGAACCATGCCTGCTGTTTGTAAGGAATCCCGGTATTCTATTCAATAAAAACCTACCCCCTGTCTAGCGACAGTGGGACCCAATTTTTTGCCCGTAGAACCGGATAGAACCAGCTATACAGTATAAATAGGTAGGAAAACGGCCAACAGGCGATCAGAGCGCCCTGTGATAGCCCTGTGGTGCTCGTTATTGGCCGGATCTGGTCTCAAAATGGATGGATCTCCCTCTGGTGAATACCCAAAGAGAGCGTTTTCGGGGATCAAAAAGCTCCGCCAGAGTCGTTCCGAGGCGTTTTCGAACGGAAATAATGCGTTTTTTAGCGTTTTGGCGCTGTTTTTGCGTGTTTTAGTGGCCAAATTGTGCGTTTTTATGGCGTTTTTGAGTAAAAAAAATAAGGCCCCAAAGGAGCCTAGAAAGGTGATTGTTATGCGGTTTTCTCCGAGAAAGGGAACGATTAAGGAAACGGGGGTTTAGAGGGAGGAAAGTGGAGGAAAGGAGGGGCTTGGAGAAAGGAGGAGAGGAGGTAGGGAGGTGGAAGGGGGGAGAAGTGGCGTAGGTACGCTGGTTTGTGTTTTGAGAGCCGGGAGTGAGAGGGGATAACTGACCCATTTTCCACGCTCACACGTTGTTTTTTCTTTTTAACATACCCCCCTATGCAAACTATTGAAGGTGGTTTGCAAGTAGCAGATTTTTAGCGGTATAGCGCTGTTTTATGGCCTTCTGACATGCTGATTTTTGGCGCTTTTCTTGCTTTACATAGGGTATACCAGGCGGGGTTTAGTTAAAGAAATTTAGGTAAATATATTTAGGTAAATTCTTTCGCAGCTTCGGATCAGCTGGCCTATACTATATGGCGTATAGTATCCACCCATACAGCCAATACACATGTATATACTACTGTCAAGACACATAGCCACACATATACTATTTGCACTATATTCCTATATTTCCCCCTGCACCTATGGTCCCGCCTTTCCGCCTTATAAGGTACGCGCGTACATTATATAGCGCGGGAAAAATCCCACGGCTTATATGTGCTATTTATTATCAATAACCGTATTATAGTACATATCTATAGCATTTTTAAGCACTTGTGCCTTGCTTGTACCCTGAAGTTCTGCAATTTTATTCAATTTTATTGCATATTCTTTTGGCAGAGCCGCCCGCACTTCAGTGGTTTTTTCTGCGATATATCGTTCATGTGCTCTTTTTTGGGCTGCACCATATACACGCTTTTTAGTATCCATTATTATATACACGTCCTTCCCGTCTGATTAAACATTGCAACATTTGTATATACACGTACATACAAATTTTACCGCGTACCGCTGATTTTTGCGTTTTGTATCATGCACGATATTTCCCGTTGTATGTACGTGTATATCCTGCTATACTATGCGTGTACTTGAAACAAACCCCTTGCACCGTTCCAGGTATGCCCATCCGATTTTTTCCGCGCCCGGCTTTACCGCCCGGGCAACACTCCATTGAATACATGAAGGGAAGTACATACCATGACTACAAATTATACCGCCGCCGCCCGCGCTGCCATTGCAGAACACAAGGCCATTAACTGCAAGATTTTTGCCGCCCACTGTGAGGGCCCCGACTTTACCGCCGCCGCCGCGCGTGAACTCTTTCACCTGTACCGGGATAGCGCCGCCGCCCTGATTATGGCCGTAGCGGACTATCGCGCCGCCGTTACCAACAGCAAAACCCCTGACCCTGCGCCTGTTCTGACCGCCGCCCGCGGTTATTTGGGCAAGTTCGCCCCTGACCGCCGCGCCGCCGCCGCTATGCTCTTTGACGTGGCAAGCGGTGAAATTGACGCCGCCGCCGCCGCCCGCATTGTCACCGCCCTTGCACCCGTTGCCGTCAATGGCACCGCAAAAGATACCAACGGCGCCCGCCGTGGTACAATCAACCTGAACGCGGATTCTGCCGCCACTTCCACGGTTATGACTGCCTTGGAACAGTGGGCGCTTGACCGTTTGGACGGCGTACAAGCAAGCAATGCCGCCGCCTTGGTGGAAGATAAGAAGGCCCGCAAGGCCGCCCAAAAGGCCGCCCGCGAACAGCGCAAGGCCGAACAGGCCGCAAAAGCCGCCGCCGTTGCCGCCGTACAAGCAAAAGCAAAAGCGCCGCGCAAATCCACCCGCAAGGCAACCCCTAAAGCGCCCGCCGCCACTTTAAGCGCCGCCCGCGCCTGATTTAATCCACCGCGCCGCCCTCTTTGGGCGGTATGGTCCCACGCTGCAAGCGTTCACGCCGCGGGACTGAAAACACAAAAGCGCCCCAAAAGCGCCCCTTGTGTTACTGATTGCAGCACCGCGCCGCCCGGTATAGACGGCAAAGCACCTTGACAATAGAATAAGCAGGTTGACACAAAAGCCGGGAACGGTTTGCTTGTGCGCCTTGTGCTTAAAAAATGCCGCGGGAACGCGGTGCACGCAAAAGGCCCTGTTTGTTCGCTATATCCCACTTGTTTTACCATGCCGCCGCAAAAAGTGTGCATAAATTCCGCCCGGAAAGTGTACCCTTTGCAGCCTGGCAACGGGGTTTTAATCCCGCGTCAATATGGTAAAGCATTGTAAAGCGCAAAACCCAACTTGCAAAACCTGTATAGGTTACACAAGTGTACATATATGGCGGTTTTGTCGCGGCCCCGTGGTTTGAGCCTTGCGCCTCTTGTCAACCCGGAAAGTGTATTCACACACCGTTATAGCAATGGCCTGTTTTTTCACAGGTTAATTATAACATTTCAGCCGGTAAAATGCAAGAGTACAAGCGCCACAAAACCACGCGCCAAAACAAAACCGCCTTTTATAACCGGGCAAAGTGGGCATGACCGCCGCGCCCGGAAAGAACGAATGTTTGAATAAATTATACAAAAGAGGTGTACCCAAATGTCACGCAAACACGCAAAACCCGCCGCCAAAAGTGTGGCCGGGTATAAGATGAAAAGCCCGCGTCAATGCACCAGCCCCACGCCCTGGCACGGGTATAACCTGCAAGCCGGGGTCATTTACGGGGTTGACCGCGTTGGCCCCTATGTTGCCCGCCCGCATATGTACAAGGGTCAAATGATTTTTATGCGCCCTTGCCGTGGGCAAAATGAATCTTTTTGGGTGCCGTTCCGCGCAACCGCTGAAACATCCGAACACGTTGCCGAAATTCTCAAGCGCTTCCCCATGACCCCGCCGGAACACGCAACGGCGGAATACCGGAAAGCCCTGGCAGTTTATCGCGCCGCTAAAATGAAAGCTCTCGCCCCGCGTTTCTTTGCCGCCCAAATGCAGGCCGGCGTCATCCGCAAAAATCATTTCAAGTTCAAAAGCCGTCAGCACGGTAACTGCCACGAATACCGCCTTGCCACTCTCCTGGCCTATGGCGATAAAGTGGAGATTAACGGCCGCCGTGTTGCCGTCACGGATAAAATCGGTTTGTATCTTGACGGCGGTGCATTCTAAACCGCCGCTATGCCCGGAGTTGGTAGGCCGGGGGAAGGAAGCATCCTACCACCAACCCTGCGGGGTAACTAAAATGAATCGTTTGAAAGGAAGTATTGCCATGAAAAACGCAGTTTTGTTCAATTACTATATCGGCGATTCCACTTTTGGTGGAGTGATCGCCTACATCGACGACCGCGAAACAGCCAAAAAGTTCGCCTCTGACATCGAGGTGGGCATGAGTTATGCTCTGTATGAACAGGACTTTCGCCACTTGTTCAATGTGGCAAAGCTTAGCAAGCAGGTTTGCACGGACCTTCTGTGCTGCTTTAATAGCAACCCAGATAAGTTCGAAGCCTCCGTCTATAGCGAAGACGAAGCACCGGACTTGTTTTATGGGGTAAACGACTCCGACGTCTATACAAAGGCAGAACTGGAGGGCTGAAAAAATGAAAACCCTCTTGACCCACCTCACCCGGTTCGCGGCCTTTACCGCTGTAACACTGGCCGTCCTCTTCGGCCTTCCCGCCCTGGCCGAGCACCACCCCTTCATTCTCCTGGCCGTTTCAATCGCCATTTTGATTCTGGCCGTGTATGCCATTCACAAACCAGTGGCCAACCCCAAAGCGGCAAAGCACCGCACCGCCACCCACCGCAAGGCGGCCTGACCCCACCATCCCATCATGAATAAGTTCTTTGCGCTCTGACTTCACCGCCAGGGCGTTTTTTATTGCATCATAAATTGAATCGGCTTTGCCAATGAAAGGAAGTCTCCCAAATGATTAACTCTCTTTACGCTCTCATCCTCACCGATTCCCTTCATCTGCCCACCACCATCGGCTATTTCAATACCCGTCCCGCCGCCTGTCAAGCCCGCCAGAGTGCCCACGCCTGGCTGAAAGGTGAATCCCAGTCGGTCGAAAGCCTCAAATGCTTTTCCGCCGCCGCAATGAACATTCTTACCCAGTGCAGCACAATGCGGGAAGCCAAAGCCGACCGCAAAGCTTACATTGAAAATGAACATATCTGCCCCATGATCCGCAAACGCCGCTACCCCATTCATAACAATACAGTCTGCTAAAGAAAGGTCGAACCAAAATGAAAACCAAAACCCGCCGCCCCTTCAACCTCCAGTCCGAACTTTCCCGCCTGGAACTCAACGGTGCCTGTTCTTATGGCGGCAAACCCCTCATCCTCCTGGAACAAGCCTACTGCTCCTATGATTGTTATCACGGTATCGCCCAGTACGTTGCCACAGCCATCTGCCCCAACGAAATCGCCAAGGATTTCACCACCCCATGCTATATCGTCACCTGGCCCATCATCCGCCCCTCTGCCGAAAACGAAGAAGATGCCTGCGATTGGTCCGCCCCCGACGGCCTCACCCCCAACGGCAAATATGATTTGAAGCGCCGCTATCATTATTGATGTCCAACATCTTGTACTGGCGCATCACAACGTTTGGTTGTATAATCCAATCATAATCCAAACCGCAAACAAAATTATTTCTCCGTTTCCACCAAACTTTTCAAGTAAAAATCCGCATAAATTCTACCATCATAACAAATATCATGAACAAATTGTAAATTCAAAAACAAATCCGCAAGCCACAAAGCTGCGCAGCATGAAAGGAAGTACCGCCCCATGTCTACCCAAATTCTCAACCTCACCCCGCACGAAATCAACATCGGCACCGCCTCCATCAAGCCCTTCGGCGTGGTTGCCCGCGTCTATGTTGAATCCATCTCTGACGGCGAATTCACCACCGCTTCCGGTACAACCATCCCCATCTCCCACTCTTACTATGGCGATGTCGAAAACCTGCCAAACCCCATGCCCAATACGATTTATATTGTCAGTGCTCTTGTCGCCTCCCGCGTTCCCACCCGCTCCGATGTCTTTTACCCCTGCTGCATGGTCCGCGATACCCAAGGCCGCGTCATCGGCTGCAAAACCCTCTGCTGTGCCGCCGCCCCCGTCCTCGCCGCTGTGCATTAACCGAACCAAAAAGTGATTCAAGAAAGGAATTACTAACCATGCTTCATCACATCACCCTCTCCCAGCTCCGCACCTTCACCCCTCCGGCCACACAATTCCGCGCCGACAATGAACCCTATATGGTCATCCAGGTCAACCGCGATCCTATGGATTTTCAGCAGCTCACATCTTTCCTCTATGAATTCGCTTACCCCATCCCCGCTTCCCGTGAGGACCTTCTCATGACCTCCGCTTATCTTTCCAACATCAACAACGGCAGCCGTGAAGGGTTTTCCTCCAGTCATCCCCGCCTGCTTCTCATCTCAAAACTTTCCGGCCAGAGCATTTATAATCTCGACCCTGCCCCTGATAAGATTGATGCTGTCCAGAATGATATTGATACCAACTTGGAGTACAGTACCGCCCGCCTTTTCATCCTTGAATGTATCGGCAAAGAAAAATGGACCGTTCATCATGTGACCGACCGCTATAATCCTATCAACTTCCGTGACACCTCTGTCATCTCTGCCCTTGCCCGTACCCGCATCCTTGCCGATACCGCAACAGCCTACCACGACGAAAACGATTCTCTTCTTCTCAGCTCTTATGTTGACTATCTCAATTCCCACTTTGAAGCCTTTGCCTGCACCAGCGATACCGAGACCTTAAAGTTGCTGGCTCTCACCAATAAAGCCATCTCCAATATTCTCTATCGCGCCCTTCAAATCGCCGATGAAAACCCGACCAAGCTCAGCCTCTAATTAAATCACTCCACTATAAAAGCCCTGCCTGCCACGCAAGGCTTTTTTCTTTTGCCTATTAAACTCTAAGCCAAGAAAGGAATTACTTACCATGACTGACTTTGAAAGAAAAATTACTTCCGAAAAAGCTCTTGACGCCGCCATCCGCCAGCTCAAAACCCAGGACGACTGGTTCCTCACCACCAAAACCGGCCTGGCAAAGCGCATCGTCACCCTCTACGATGAAATTATTGCCGCTGCTGATTTCCCCGTCTCTCTTCCCGTCCGCGATGTCCTCAACTACAGCTCTGCCGCCTTCATGAATTATGTCAAGCTCGGCTGCAACTACATCACCCGCAAATTCAATGTCCGACACAGCCCCACCACCGTTTACTCTTACGGCTACAACTACAGCAACGAAGCCATTCACGAAAAAGCTTCTTATCCTTACACCATTGATGATTTCTTCGCCGACCCTCTTCGCAAGTCTCTGTTCGTCATCGGCTGCTATAACTACCTGCACGATGTTATTGATGGCAAAATCAAACCTACCAAGATGACGGAAGCCAAAGCCGAAACGAAACCTCTCACTCTCCAGTCCGCCACCACCCTTGCCGCTCCTCCTATCGCACCCACCATTCCCATCACCAAAACGAACACCGTTTCCTGTTCCGCCACCAAAACCTGCGCCGCCTATAAACCCGTGCCCCAGAGTCCCGCAAAACCGTAACACAAGCGCAAAACCCGTTCCCATTCCAAACGCCGGACGCACCGCCCTCTTATATATCTTTCTTTATCTTTATATATAAACGCTATTGACGTGCTGTTTTCAGCCCGATTTTGAACCTTCCTAGTCGTATTGACACGCAATTTTTAGGCCGTTTTGGAACATTGTTTTTACTAACCCACCACTTTACCGGGTTTGTACCGCCAAAAAACAAACATATTTTGTCATCGGCCATGCAACATTTTCGCCGCATCAAGCAACATTTTTACGGCTTGAATATTTGCGAAAACTTGTATA